AAAAAAAAAAAAAAAGGAATACAAACATGGGCTGGAAGTGAATCAGGATTTTCAAGATAATCAAGAGGTTAAATTGAGCTAAGATGGTCAAGATAACTAAGATAATAAAGTAAACTTAGAAAGTAAAGACAACCATATATTCCAAGTGAATTAAAATATCCAAGACAACCAAGAGTAATTATACTCAAGTTTTGTAAATTGCAGTTAAACCAATATGCTATGATAGTCTCAATCATTTTAACTGGAATTTGCATCACCTGTACAATTCTTATTTTTTACCGTTTAGCTATATATAAGCAAAAATTTGCTCAAATGAATAGAATAAAGCGCCTATTCATACAGTTAGACAATCTTGCCATGATCTTCCATGCCCTTGTAATAGAGGGCGCAATTGACCCAAATCAGGCCATAGATATACTTGAGAAGATTAAATTTCAGATTCCGGATGTTGATACTCTTATGAGAACAAAACGGCCCTTAGAAGCAGAATATTGGATTGATGAAGATGTTTTAAAAATACTAAAAGACTCGTTATATGCATTTGATAGCAATAAGCACTGAAAATACACCTATACGTATAGTAAGAGCAAAAGATAAATTATACAGAGCTTTAGGAGGCTCCAGAGAGAGAATACAGCAGACTGTAGAACTAGCATTAAGTGGTCGTGATGGGCATGAGGAGGCTAAAAAGCTTCTGGATGAGCTCATGGAGCTTGATGATTATCCAATTGATCTCATAGAAGTAGCAGAATATGTAGAGATTTAGTATCTTGCACTCAACAGTTCCGGCATCATTAAATTAAATGCTATGAGTAAGATTATGATTCCGGATTTTATTGTAAATAATACTACACCATTACTTACCCTGACTGAAAACATCACTTGGAATCTTTCTGATTATAGAATTGATACTCTTCATCAGAAAGGATACAAAGGTAAAGGAGTGAAAATAGGTGTTGTAGATACTGGTTTAGCACCACATAATGATCTTAAGCATGTATATGGATTGGATTTCACAGGTACCGGTTTACTTGATGAACATGGTCATGGTACACATGTAGCCGGAATCATTGCCGCACTTGAGAACAACCACGGTATACGTGGCATTGCACCCGAAGCCAGAATTGATATTTATAAAGTAATTAGCAGAAGAACTGGATCTGTAAAACACTTGATTGAGGCTATTGACCGTGCAATAGCAGAAAAATGTAATATTCTGAACATGAGTCTGGGTATTGAAGTAGATATTCCTGATCTGAAGGCAGCATGCCAAAGAGCACATGATGCCGGTATTCTTATGATCTGTGCTTCGGGTAATTCCGGAAACAGTCTCATGAGTTATCCTGGAGCATATGATAGCTGTATTGCTGTAGGCTCAGTAAACAGAAATAAGCAGGTGAGTGCATTCACATCCCATGGTCAACCCTTGGATGTGATGGCGCCTGGTGAAAAAATCCTTAGCACTTATCTTGATAACGGTTATGCTGTACTTTCAGGTACAAGTATGGCTGCACCTTGGGTAACCGGTGTTTGTGCAATGTTAATAGGGGCTGGAGTTAAAGTTGATTATGATCTCATTACAAGTTGTACTACAGATATCAATGATCCCGGGTTTGATCATAAGAGTGGATATGGAATATTTGATCCACACAAGGCTCTCCTCACACTGACGCCTCCAGAAAAAGAAGAAGAGGAAACAAGTGATGAAGAGATGGCTGAAATCCTTAATAATATGTATGGACTTCTCCAGAGAGCCATAGGGCTCCTTAAATGATAATTTATATAGGTAAAAGTGGTTCTGGCTATAGACCAGAACTTGCACTAGTAACAACCTCTGGTACTAAAACCTGGTTATACTACTTTGCTCATGGAAGATTTAGTAGATCTTCAATAATATACAACATGATGTTTAATAGAATTGATGATATAATCTCTAACCTTCCATGGTAGAAATTACAATATGTTCTATAGCTCACCCACATCAAAAGAAAAAAAAAAAGGAAATAATATCATCCTCTATTGCTACTTTAACAAACATGCAGGAATATGAAAATCATCATTGAGAATTCTGTACTTGGGATACCGGCTACTATGAAATCCTTTCTGACCGTTTTAATTATCTCTAGGATATTTGTAGTCGACAAAGATAGGTTTGTCATGGATACCTATAATGATTATATGTATTGTAATATAAATACCAGTGGGTTCCAAAAAATCATGTTTATCTTGTGAAAAACTCTAAAACAACATTTATCAGAGTAACACCACCCTCAGAGTCTAATGAAAAATTAATATTAATATCTATACATCCTCGTAGCAACCGGCTAATAGTATATGGATCGGTCTATCAAAAGGCAATATGGTTAAGTAATTATGAAATTGAGATAGTAGTTGGTCGTGTGGTGCGGAGATTTTCACTATTAACATTATGAAAATATTTATATATAGTAGAACATTAGCCATATCCAGTAGATACACTACTCCTCTAGTCCCGATATGTGACCTAGCAGATATTATACTTGTTGTAAACAAAAAAAAGGGAATTGCGTGGACAACTCTATATCTGTCATGATGGAAATCCGCATCACTATAGTGCCTTTCAGTTATAGCAAATATAGAGTTGCTAGTGAGGCCAATATGGAATTACGTCAGGAGTGTACAAGATTTATTCTATGTGTTTATAATGTAGTAGATTATTTTATAGAACTGTAAACTTAATCAAGCTCTCTCCACGTAAGAGACCCTTCAATATCTACATCTGTAGAACCTGATATTGGTCTAACACCAAGAACAATAGCATCTGTAGTACCATCAATTAGTGCTCCTAACCTCAGAGCGTTCGTAAGACTTGCACTCATTGAGCCTGCTGAACCGGCCTGCACACCTCCTGATTCTGCAAAACCAGATTGCATAAGAAAAGCCTCACCAGCTAATGTGACAGTATTTGCTGTAACCCCGAATGCTACCTCTATAGCACTATTTGTAATACCGCTGTATGTAAATGTATCGGCCACTGTAGGATTCCAGTACAAGCCCCATTCAACTTTATGGGATCCCGTATGAAGTTGTATAGTCAAATCTAATAAATCTATAGCTACAGAAATATGAGTAGACTTAAGTTTAATTCCAATTAGGGCATATATAGAATTTTCAGCGGCTGCGTCAAGATGTGTTCCTGCTGTTGAAGCACTCCTGATTATACCATTGGGTTGTTGACCTCCGGAAGCATGGATCTGGCAACATATGGCTTCCATTGAAGTTCCAGGAGAACTTGCAGTAGTCAGTAGTTGATATCTTACAGGAAGATTGGGTGTGGACATATATACCCCACTTAGTACATTAGAAGCTGCAAACTTATGACAGATATAGATCTTACTGCCAATTACCACACCAAACTCTGGATCATTGAGGCCCAGCCAGCCAAATCTGATAAAGAAGATCAAAGGTTTAGTCCAGTCCGCAGTAACTCCTGAAGGACCTTTACCGTCAAGAGTATCTGTATTCCATAACGATTGAGGAACATCAGTATCTGATTTAGATCCGGTAATAGAAGATCTGATACGGACATTCATGGTTCCAGCCTTATCTACAAAGGCAAGGCCATTATTATCATCAATCAGACCAATAGTGGCTTCAGTGCCTGTACCAGAGCCTGATTTACGGATAATTCCTGTAAGAAAGGCGCCGTATTCCTTGCCTGGTTGATAGTTAAAACGCTGTCTGGTCTGTCTTGTAAATTTACCTGCAGTGTTTACTGTAGAAGTAATTGTAGTACTTGCTCTATTAACTGAATGTGAAGAGCTAATTCCAGATCCAGTCTCAAGTTCCTCATCCCAATAGAGAGGCCCGTTATCCAAAGTTTGTTTGGAATCAAATAGAGTATATGGAGCTGCTACATAAAGTCTTCCAAATAAATCCTTGGAATCTGCACTATAACTTACAGTGGACCTGGTATTTGATATGGATGTGCGAAAGCTCATTATATTTTTATTTTATCTAGTATAGATATATTAGAGTGTTACTACGCTTATATCAGCACCCTCCTTTACCAGTGCAACAGATACTACTCTATTATTAGCCAATTCGTAGTGAACTTGGAGTTTTTTATTATTTCTAGAATAGATGTGGGTACCGTCTAGTAAGAAACCGGGGGCACCTCCATTAATTCCAGCTACACCATTATTATTAGCATCTTCCATATCTGACGCTAAATCTGTTAAAGTTATGTTTATCAAGTCCTGTACATTTCTTACTGCTTCTCTTGTGGTTATAAGATCAGAATAAGCCTGTACTAATGTGTTTATATTATCTACTATTGCCATGTTTTTATGTTTTAAGCAGGTTCAAATGTTAAAGCTACTGCCAACCCTTGTGCATTTGTTGTATCATAATTGTTTGTAACACTTATTGAAATTGTATCTCCTGTCTGAAGATCATCATTTGCTGCATCTACAGAACCATCACTTGCGGTATACTGGTTATCATCCAGTGTGATTGCAGTACTCAGCATATTAGCATTACTACCTGCTCGTCTTCTGACTACTTGAACATCCAGTGTTTCTGATCCGGTGGTGGAACCTAATGTGTATACTGATGCAGTAGCAGCAGTTAAAAGTAATCCATTATATGCTGCAGGGACTGTATACATTTCTGTACCTGTACCTGTTGTTGCATCTGTAGTATTACCATACACGCTTATATGTGCATGTTTTTCACGACCGGAGTTGGCTACCCATGAAAAAGTATCACCGTTATCGTCATACTCTAATACAGAATAGGAAGTACCTCCTGTTGGCTCAGCAGGAATATCGGTCAGGTCACTCAGTGTCTCAATATAAGGAGCGTCTAATATTGTACCATCTGAAGCAACCGCGATGTTATAAGCCTCTGTTCCGGTTTTGCTCCCAGCCCCATGATCATTGAAAATAATATCAGCCCCATCAATGGTGATTCTAGCTGATCTTGCTGCCGTACTATTTGCAGCCGTTGTTGAAAAATCTATTACTCCATGATATGATGAGGCGGAGGCTGTACTTCCTGTTTTAAATTCTAATGAGAGAGGACTTCGGTATGCACCGTTTAGGTAAGGATAAGCTGCGACAGTAAAAAGTGTCTGGCTTGCGCCCACATCAGTTGGTGATGCAACTGATCCTAATGATCTATATGCTTCAAATAAATTTCTTCGAGTTGTGGTAGGACTTGAATTTCTGAAACTGAATCTTGTGTGATTATTAGCACCTTCATTTTCAATACTGAAAACCTGATTTGACCCATTTCCTTTCAAGGAAAATCCATTTGTTGTCACAGTGAAAGCATCAATCGCTGCTGTTGCCCCCTCATTTGTAGCATCAAATATACCATTACTTGAACCACCAGCCGCATTTAGAGTTCCTGATGTAAGAGTTAGATTAGTACCTAGGGTGAGCCCCTGCATTGTCCCGTTAGCATCAAAATACACAAGCTCATCATTTAAACCTACATAGGTAAATCCTGACGGTAGTGTTTGAGTATCTCCTGTTGTAGTATCTATCATTAACCCTCTTGAAACAACTAAGTTTCTCTTTTGCATTAGATTTTGTACAGGAATAGAATATACTGGAATATTCAACAACCTCGTCTGGTAATTTGTAGGAGCAGTTGGATCAACACCCCCTGTCCCATACATGTAGGTAACTATGAGTCCGTTACCTTTCTGAATAAAAGCAGCAGACTGAATCCAGCCGGTATTATCCGTTTCAGCCGGAAGAATATGAAATGGTGTAAATTCTCCTATGTTCTTATCAACATCCAGAGTTGCTGCAGACAGTACTAAGTGTCTTCTATTTAGATAGTAATCTGTAGGGGGAACAACTGTACCTGTAGCAGAATTCCTACTTAACTCGTTTGAAGCCGCAATGTACATTTCCTGAGCAGAAACATATTTGATTTTGGTTTGAGAATTCGGAGCATAAAAGTCCATTTGATATTCAGCAGACCAGTTTGCCCCGTTGTTTGTAGAATCACTTGCATATAGATATCCAGATAATGTACGCCAGTAAATAGTAAGGGTATTATCGTGATAATTTTCAAACATTCCCGGCTCAAAACATTTATCACTTGGACCTGAAATTGTAGGCAAATCTACACTTGTCCAAGAGGTTCCTTCATTGTCAGTATAGTGTAATTCCAAATTAGCAACCATGTTGTTGCTATTTGTCCCTGATGTGATTCTGTTGCTTGGATAGAATATTCTACCACTTACTGCTTTATAAAGAACCCCATTTGCAGGTGCTCTATACTCTGCATCTGAATATAAAAGAGTAGCATCTCCCCAAGTAGCACCATCATCCGTAGATTTAGCATAGTAAATATCAGCGTCATTAGGAGAATCCACAATATGTAGAAATACCAGAAGAATATCATCATTGGATAACCTGAGTAGAGATGGGTTTCTGATACTATCATCAGCCAACATCCCTAAATCAAGATTTAATACTGTAGGGGTTGTCCAGGTTTGACCACCATCTGCAGAAGTCATGGAGACCATTTCAGATATGGAGCCGTCTGCTGCTCCACTTGGAAATGCCCCCATCATAATCATTAGACTACCATCAAGTAGTTCTATTAGATCAGCTTCTCCTGAACGATCATATAATGTGTTATCCAATACTGTAGCTGTAAAGAAAGTAGAGTCTAAATTAACAGTTTCTCCTCCGCCTCCACCTGTTCCTGCAAAATCAGTATTAAATGCGCCTCTAAATGACATATGTAATAATTTAAGACCTGGAAACTAAATTAATAATACCGTTTACAGCACCTGCAGAACCGGTAATATTAGTAACTGTAACCTCAATAATGGGTGCTTCAGGAAGTAAACCCTCATATGACCAGGATCCGGGACCAAAAGTTTGAAAACTCAAGTTACTACCATCAGATTTTACTATATTTATAGCAAAGATACCTTCAGTATCGGACTGGAATTCCATAGCGCGTATGTCACCAGAAACTGTACCACCAAAAGATTCAGTATCATCAATAGTACCTGTAAAGACGTATGACGTCGTTGGAGTAGGAGTTGAGGTTTCTGTTCCTCCAAGAGCCACAGAAATTCTCTCCATACATGATGTAAGTCTCCGAAGATTTGCAAACAAGTTATCTACCTTACTAGTAGTCCAGGGTGTACCTTTGGTGCGGCTCATATCACTTCATTTAGAAGGTTACTCACTTGGAATGCCCAAGGACTTACAAGATAAGAAACTGACTATCAAGTTAAAATACCCATAATTACATAATTACAAAACACTTTAGCCTATGGTACCATGGATAACTGATTCGGAAGTATTTCCCAACTGTTTTGTAGCTGTATTCTATAATCCTATCACAGAAGATTATAAGATTTTCGGGTTATGGGAAGACGGCAACATCAATGAAATGCCACAGCTGGTGAAATTTCTGAAGGATCCCAAGAATATCTTCATAGGCTACAATATCTACGGGTTTGACGGACCGGTCTACCAGTCCATCATAGAATGCCCGGAAATCACAACGGATGAGCTTAGGAAGATCCGGGACTCAATTATTACAAGTAAAAGCAAACAACCCCTGATCCCCACATATAACTGGGATTTCAAGGGATATTGTTTATATAAAATGTGGCACTATGATAATAGGGCTCGTGCCACTAGCCTGAAGCATCTGGAGTTTGTATATAGAATGAAATCCATTAAAGATCTTCCTTATCATCATGATTCTAAAATAAACACACAAACAGCGTATAACAATGTTATCAGCTATTGTAAACATGATGTTAAAGCCACTTATATTCATTTTCTGAATAGTAAGGAAAAGATTAAGGCACGCCGGCTTATTAAAAAAAAGTTTGATTTGAATCTAGATCATTCTTCAGATAGTTCTATGGGCATGAAGATCATACTCTATAATCTTGCAAAGGCCTATAAGACCACCATGAAAAGTTTCAGGAACAAGTATACAGAGTATAAAAAAATAAATATTGCCACCATTCCGAGGCCTGAGTTTAAGGCCCGGACCGGAATCTGTAAAAGATTAATTGATGACCATTTTAGTCCTATTGTTCTTCACGGAGAAAAGGATCCAGAGACTGGTAGAATGGTGTTTAATCTTAAAGAAAATAAGTATGAGTTTGACTGGAGTGGAATTACTTCAAAAGTTGGTTTCGGCGGAATACACGGCTGTATTGAGAAAGGAGTCTATGATAGTGATAGTGACTGGATCATCAAAAGTTCTGATGTCACCAGCCAGTATCCCAACGCTGTCATTAACTGGAATATCTTTCCTAAACACCTTGGTGCCAAATTCTGTAAAGTGTTCCGGGAAAAGGTTTATAATGAGCGTGGTAAATATCCCAAAAAAACCCACTTTGCAATGAATAACACCTACAAGTTGGCATGTAATGCAGCTGTGGGTAAATTTGCAGATAAGTATTCTTCTCTATATGATATTAGATGTAATCTCCAGGTTACTGTAAACTGTCAACTAGGTATTCTTGCCTTAGCTGAAGATCTTATAGATAGTATTCCTGGTGCACAACTACTCATGCTTAATACAGATGGTCTGGAAATTAGAATCCCAAGAAGTTATGAGAGTATCTGGAAAAGAGCATGTAATAATTGGGAAAAACTGACCAAATTTAAACTTGAACATATTGAATATCAAAAGCTTGTGATTGACAATGTAAATAACTATATTGCACTATCAGTAGATGGAAAAGTTAAGAGAAAGGGAAGATTCCGGATCTATGATGATTTTCTCGGGGTTGACTCTTATCATAATGATCCATCTGCAACAATCATCCCCCTGGCACTTAATGAATATTTCACCAAGGGTACCCCAATAGAAGACACTGTAAATGCATGTAATAATATTCATGAATTTGTTTTTGGGGTAAAGAAGACAAAAGCCTTCAATTATGTAGTTCTTGTAGCTAATACCAATAGAACAGTAAGTATAAAGAAATACAAGGAAAGAGTATTCAGATACTATATCAGTACCAGCGCAAAAGCAGGAAATCTGTATAAGCTCTGGATGGATGGCAGACTGAATGCAATCAATAAGGGAGATCTAATCATCCCCTGTAGAAGTCTCCGGTCACCAAAGGCCAGCAAATATCCTGACCTTAACCGTGAGTATTATATTAACAAAGCCCATGAGATACGGTCTGAAATTGAAGCAATATGAATAAGTCATGGAAATAATAATAGCAAACAGGGGAAGTACCGGATCGCCTTATGCGACCTACTGGATTCTTAGAGTTGCAAATAGAGAATATCTGAGGGAATATCAGAGGAAATCAAGGTCTGTAAACTTAATGGAACATTTAATCAACTCATACAAGAAAGTATATGAAAGTAATCGTGTCTGGGGGAAAAAGGTCTAAAAGAACTTGGTACATCCTCTATATTGAAAAACTTAGACAACTGTAATGATATTTCTGATACAATGCAACAAGCAAAGAATAAGATACAGAAAGAGATTGTAAAGAAACTCCAGGCTACTGGAGGGCATGGGCTAATTGAGATAGCCACTGGTAGCGGCAAGACCAAAGCCATCATTGACTACATCATGTCCCGTACAGATAGTCCTAAAGTACTTTGGGTAGTACCCAAGGCTGACATCAGAGACATTACAGTGCCTGCAGAGTGGGCAAAGTGGGGATATCTCGATTTCTTCACTCACAATGTGAAGACAATCTGTTATAAGTCCCTACATAAAGAGACGGCCTACTATGATCTGATCGTATTGGATGAGGGACACAATATCACTATAAGAAGTTACAGTTGTGATACCATGCGGTACAGGAAATACAGTGGTGTGCTGTTCCTGTCAGCTACTATCCCCAAGAGAGGGATAAAGCTCAAGATCCTCAAACATATGCGCATGCCCCTGGTTGAGAGTATAGATGTGGATGAAGCTGTTGACCTGAAGCTTGTAGCACCATTCAAGATCCGGGTATTTCCAGTGGAGATGGGTCAGATAAAAGACTTTAAGGTCAAGACCAAACAACACGAGTATGTAACTACAGAGTTTAAAAGATATTCTATTCTGAACAAACATATTGGCAGATACCCCAGAGGTAAGGCCCCAAAAACTCTTTACCTGACAAGAATGAGGAGTATTTCCATGTTTAAGAGTAAAGTCAGGGCAGCTAAAATAATCTTGGATCAAATCTCCAAGAACAAGAGAATACTCATCTTTTGTGGAAGCATAAAGGTTGCTAATCAAATATGCCCTTATACTTACCACTCCAAGACTGATCTTGTAGACTATAAACAATTTAATGACAAAAAGATCAACCGACTAGCAGTCGTTCAGTCCCTGAATGAGGGTCATAATATGACAGATGTAGATATAGCCATTATGCTCCAGGTAAACTCTAATAAAAGACACTATATCCAACGCCAAGGACGCGCCATCAGGTGGAGAAAAGGGCACAAGGCAGAAATTATTATTTTCTACAGTAAGAACACTGTAGATTACCATTGGGTAAAGAGCTCCCTGGAAGGGATAGATCCAAAAAAGATTACTTATGAAAAACCTTTGAGTGTATGAAGTTACGCAAAGACATTACACAACTGATTATGCGTCTGGAGAAACCTATAGTAGGATTACTTCAGGCTCATAATCTAATTACACGCAAGAGCAAGAACCTTGCTATTGCTGAACTTACTCCTGAAGCCAAGGTACTTATTGGTCAGGATGAAGAATTAATTACTGATAAATGGCTTCAAAAGTGGAGAAACCTGTGGCCACCCTATCAGAAGGGAGACCTTGAGGTGATTAGAAAGAAAATCAACAGGTTTATTCAAGAAGAAGATGCAGATTTAGATATGATCTGGCGTGCCACAGAAAAGCATATTGCCTCTGTAACTGAACCAAAGTATGCGGGCAATGCCAATAACTTTTTCTACAAACAAAATCCTGATGGGACTGTAGTATCAAGATGCAAGCAGTATCTTTATGAGGCGGCCCAGGAACCTGAATTGCCATTTGGAGGAGAGATGCTTGATGACTTAGATGATTTCTAAGAAATATAATCATCAGGGTGAGTAAATCTCTTTATAAAAGAAATGGGGTATGAAGGATTATAAGCAGGCTAGTAATGATGCAAAAAGATACATTGAGGGTAGGATGTCTGGAGATATCCGGAGTCTTAAAACCCCGTGGCCAACTCTAAATAAAGCTGGTATTGATGGTCTTGAGTGGGGAACTGTAAACATTATAGGAGCTATGTCAGGCGTCGGGAAAACAGCCCTGATGAATGAGCTTGTCTTTGCAGTTGATGATCTGAATCCTTTTGATGATATAGCTGTATGTTTCTTTACTATGGAAATGGCTGCAGCCAGGATCATAGAAAGAATGATAAGTCGGGAACTTGGAATAGCTGTTAAAGATATTCATACTAGTGGAGAAGAAACTTTGAAAAAGATCAAGGAGAACATTATTCCAAAGCATGATAAGCTGGATATTAGATTTGTTGAAAAGATGTACACTATAGGTAAGATTAAGGAAATCATTCAGGCTTTCTGTTCCAAAAGATTGGATAAAAAATGTCTGATTGTTTATGATCACTCCTTACTGGTGAGACGTCTTCCCAAACAAACTGAAAGGGATGCTTTAGTAAATTTTGGCAAGGAATTACTTATGCTTAAGAAGCAGTTTCCCAACAGTCAGTATATGATCTTGAGTCAACTGAACAGGGCCATTGAAATGCCCGAAAGAATTAGAAATAAACAGCTCCATTATCCAATGAAAAGTGATATCTTTGGTTCAGACTCCCTATGGCAGGCATCTGATACAGCTCTGGTGATGCATGACCCTCACAGGCTGAATATTGTAGAATATGGACCTCTTAGATTTCCAACAAAAGGTGTTTTGTTTGGTCATCTATTAAAAGTAAGAGAGGGGAGACTTGGCATGTTTGTAGTAAAGAATGAGGCCAAGTTTAATAGGTTTCCGCAACTTACAAAGGCGGAAAAAATAGCTTATGGATTTTATAAGAAATGACAAGAACTGAAGCAATCAATAAAATGGAAGAGCTAACTGGTCTTGATATCATAAACGGACATATAAGAGGTATATATAGTGACAATACTGAAATGACCTTTGGGGTGTTTGAAAATGAGATGATATCTGATCATGATTTCTTCTTCATACCTGTAGTAAGAGAAAAACCCATAGAATTGTTTCATAACCGGTACGAAGTCTGGGTACTTTCTCACGCAACTATGGTAAAGGCTTTCAAGGATCCCAATGCAAGAGTTAAGACTCCCTCTGATGGGAGAGGTAATTGGAAAAAATGGATCTTTGACATTAAGGAGGCCAAAAGAGTCTATCCTGTAAAAAAATTAACACTTGAACCTGCACCAGTAATACCGGCAGACAAGCTTACTGTACGTGATAAGGTATGTATAGAACTAAAGATACCTAAGGCTGATACGCCTTGGGTAAATGATTTAATTGAAGAAGCCAATAAAAGGCAATTACTAAAATTATCAATGTTAAATGACTGACATTCCAACTCGCGTGGAAAAAGAACCACGCCTGATCAAGAGACTACTCATTGTAAGCCAGCCTAAGGTTGGTAAAACTCATGCACTGACACTCTTGCCTAATAATTATGTTCTCAACTATGACGACTCATTAGCTCATTTTGGTGCTAAAGGTGTAAACATGATGTCCTATGCTGCAGAGCAGGGGGTACATCCTATTATAGCAACTAAGATGATTGCCAAAGGTCTTAATCAGATGAAGAAAGAAAATGGAGGCGTATGTCCCTATGACTTCATTACTTTAGACACTATTACAGAGATAGAGGCTTTATGTGAATCATATGCTAAACAGAAATATCAGAAAACACCTCAGGGTGAAGATTTTAAAGGTAATCTTCTCACTGATCTTGAGTACGGAGCAGGTTATCTAAAACTTAGGGATGCCGTTAATGAAATCCTTAGAGTTTTTTGGAATTTACCGGCCAAGACTCTGATTATTTGCGGCCATCTAAGAGAAAGCTCTGTAAAGGCTAGAGGAAGTACTGTTGCTGCAGTGGATATTGGCCTGACAGGCAAACTTAAACAGATAGTATCACAAAAATGCGATGCTATCGGAACTCTCTACAGGAGCCCTGATAATGATAAGACTAATATTCTAAGTTTTGTAACAAGGACTAATGATCTTGTCACTGGAGCCCGTCCTGAACACCTCAGGGGGAAGGAGTTTGAACTCTCCCACCTTGAAGATGATGATTCTTTAATTGTTAACTGGGAACAAATATTTCCCGATCTTAAATCTTGATTTATGAGTAAATATGGTTTTGGTGAAGACCAGGTAAAAGTAATTAAAGGCTTTCCACTCAGTGAATGTGTGGATAATGTAAGCCTTGAAAGCGCCTCCTATGAAAAAGGAGAACAAAAGAACGGTGAACCGTTTGAAGCTATTGATTTTATATACTCACGTCCTGATGGTGGAAGACTTAGGGACAGGATGTTTGATGTCAATGAGGATAATATTGAGCCTCGGGGTGAAAAAACTCTTGAGGAAACAATCAAGAATGAATATGTAAATTTCAATACCCGTCTCTATGAAATTGCAGGGGCATTCGGTATTTCTAGGTCTGAACTGAATGAAGTATGTATAGGTCATGACAATTTTAAGAGCTTTGCAGACACCTACTGTAAGAAGATCAATGAAGAGTCTGCGGGCAAGACTGTCTATATCAAGACTGTCAAAAAGAAAGGAGGTTTTATTAATGCCGCAAGATTTGGATTTATCCAGGCTGGTGATGGTGACTGTACTTTAGAGTGGAGTGACTATGAGAAGAAGCAAAATAAAAAGAATAGTAGACCAGCAGCCAAGACTGAGGCTGTTAGTGAAAGTACAGTTGTAGCTGAGGTAGAAGATGATGATGATGACTGGCTGGATGATGTATAACCAAAAGGGGCCTTGTGCCCCTATTTTTTCCTATGTATATTAGCAGCTAATGAAGAGAAAAATTAATCTTAGTTATTACATTAAAGAGGTAGTAGAGCTGGAAGGTAAGAATTCAGAGGATATTGCTAAAAAGCTTGAAAAGTACCTTAAGAATAGAAATACTGAACATGTCAGCATTCATTACATGCAAGATGATAGAGGAGAAGTTGTAGATCCTAATCTTATTATGAAACACATGTCTTCTAAATACTGGTAAAATGCAGTACGGGTTTGGATCTTCAGATATCCGTATCTCTACTAAAAAACAGCTTAATCAGTATATTAAGGATGAACAGATCTATCATCATTATTTAGGCGAGTTTGAGCTTAATGAGTATATGATCTCCCCAAGAGGAGAATCTACTCCTAGTTTTATTATTGATCTTTATGAAGATGAGTTAGTATGGCGGGATTTTGGCTATGATCACAGGCCTCAGAATGCAGTGTCGCTCTTAATGTATTTGGAAGAAATCCAGGGCAGAAAAATGAGTTATAAACAGGCGCTACAACAGATTTTTGAGGATCTGCGAGACACCAAACCTTATGAAGTAGATATGACTAAAGTAGAGGAAAATCCTCTGGATATGAGAATACGGTATCGGGACAAATTCTATGACTTTGAGAAAGAATATTGGAAGTCCCAGATGATAAAGAAGAGATCCACACTCAAAAACTTTAATGTATATGCAGGAGAAGTTTGGAAAAATGACAGGTGCATTGACTACAGTCATCGTAATAATCCCGTGTTTATCTACTTATTCAATGCTGCCACACCAGCATGGAAAGCCTATAGACCGGCTAACACTACAGTTAGATTCCTTGAATTCAATTGCAGAAATCTCATACAGGGGTGGTGCAGGCTCAGGGTTAGGCCGGAATTTTACACTCATAGGGAGCAGAAATTCCGTTTACCCACCCATCATGCTCCTCTTCATCCGGAAAAACGGGATCTGGTTATCACAAAAAGTTACAAGGATGTTATATCTTATTGGGACTCTCTCGGACTATCATCACTTGCTCCACAGTCAGAAACAGAATTTCTTGAAGGATGGATGATTGAGGCCCTGGAAGAGTACTTTAATCTTTATATTAATTATGATCCTGACTTTACTGGCCTGAAGCATATGAAGATGTACAGTGAAAAGTACAATTTACCCTATTTCCATTTTGGCAATGAGGAAGTGAAGGACTTCACTGAACTTAGAATTAAATTGAATGGTGACGATAATGCCGCTAAAAAAATAGTAAAACATTTAATGAATGAAAGTATCAGATAAGGTAAAGAAGGCCGTTCTTGGTACATGGTATGATATTATTACAAGACAATGGAATATGGAAAGAATATTGGATGTAACTCTTGACGGAGTTATAAAAGAGTTTAAAAAAGGAACTGTGTATCCGCTCAAAAGACATATATTCCGATCAATGTTAGAATGTTCCTATGATACTGTAAGAGTAGTGTTTATAGGACAAGATCCTTACCATGATGGCAAAGCTACCGGTCTTGCATTTGCTAATGAAGAAGAGCCGCTAAGCCCCTCCTTGAGAATTCTTAAAGAAGAATGGGAGGATAACCAAAATGGCGGCACATTTGATCATACTTTAATATCATGGGCTCAACAAGGGGTACTGCTCCTTAATACAGCACTTACCGTAAGAGAAGGTGAACCCAAGAGTCATTTCCCAATTTGGGAACTATGGACTAAGAGATTTATAAGAAATCTCTCAAAGGAAAAATCTGACCTACTCTATGTAATGTTTGGAAAGAAAGCCCAGGCTTGGGAAGCCTATATAGAACATGGACATGTGCTTCATGTTGTACATCCCGCGGCTGAAACCTATGCGCAAGGTGGTGCAGGTTTCTATGGATGTAAGTTTTATGACAAAGTAAATAATCAATTGAAAACGCTTAATCAAGAACCTATTATATGGTAACACAGTGTATCAAAGAGATCAATACTATAGTTAGAGACATCATAATTGAAGCTCCTCATTATGGATTGATACTTAGTTCAGTTAATAGATACGTAGCTCCTGTGAGTGAGAATAGTGGAATTGAAGTATCTACAGCAGGTGTCTATAAAAAAGGCATCAATCAGTTCATGGTAATCAACCCCGTATTCTGGACACAATTTTTACAGAACAAGAAAGAGAAGAAATTTGTTCTTCTTCATGAACTACTTCATATCTGCTTCAATCACCCTATTATGGGTACTAAATACTCTAATAAGGAGTTATTCAATATAGCGGCTGATATTGAAATTAACCAGCATGTAATGAAGGTAAACAACACTACCATGCCCTCACTGGTTCCTGGTATGACTCTGGATGCTTTTAATCTGAATGAACAAAGACATCGTGAACAAGGTACTAACTATTATTATCAGCTCTTAAAAAAAGAGATGGAAAAAGAGAGTTCTGCCGGTAAGAAATGTAAGCAGATTTGTGATGCTATGAGAGGTCAGGGTATGGGTGGTGATGGTTCTAGTAATGATGATCAAGGAAACAGAAACGGGGAAGGAGATGGTATACCTGAATATGATAACCATCCAACATGGAGAGAGTTTAACGGTCTTAGTGAAAGTGAAAAGAGACTGGTTGAGGCTCAGACAGGAAAGCAGATAGCTAAGGCCGTCAGTATGAACTCAAAGGCTATAGGAAATCTTCCTGGTTACCTTAGAGAAATGATCGAGGAGATTCTTAATCCTAAACCTACCTATAACTGGAAAAAAATCTTTAGAAGACTTTATACAGGTTATGCAGACACTACTTATCTAAAGAAAAGCAGGAAACGGGAGAGTATCAGGTTCCCGGGAATGCCTGCCATAAAAATCAAGCGTCATAGCAGGGTGCTTGTAGCTGTAGATACATCAGGATCCATATCTTCAGATGAACTTATTGAATTCTTTACAGAAATTGAGGGTATGCGTAGATCTGGTGTTGAGATTATTGTAGCAGAGTGTGACACACATATTCCAAAAGAGGGAATCTACAAGTATAGAAACCTGAACACAATCAAGAATCGGAATATAACCGGCGGGGGCGGTACCTCTTTTGAGGAACCAATCAGGTATCTCAATGAGAAAGCCAACCGGTTCAATATGCTTATATACTTTACTGACGGGTGGGCCAGCATTCCGAAAACAAAGTCAGTAAAACCTGTTGTATGGGTATTATCACGCAGGGGAAAAAACCTTGAAGACTTCACAAATTATCCAGGATTTACAATTAAGATTAAAGATGCTTAACTTATTAAAACCTAAAACCAAGAAACTTGAACTGGGAGACCTGTTTATCGTTTCAGACATTTCAGAGATTATTAGCTTTTCCATTGTTCTGTATTCAGGAAAATATGATCTGCAGAATCTTGCTCAGGTGAATATTAGTAAAGAAAATGAAAAACAATATCTGAATATTGCTAAAACAATAGCCGAACATTTGGATCTGGAAATAGAGAAGATTCATACTATTGTTATTGAAGCTGTAGATAAAGAATCAGATCAGGAGATGATCAAGGCTCTTGAGAAAGGTAAGACTGGTAAACATAAGAATATTGATTTTCTATGTGTACTTGAAGAACCAGAGCAAATTGAAAATATTAATAGTCTCTTTATCTCTGATGACAAAACAAACAGAGATATGGCAGCATATATGCTTATTGCAGCTATAAATGATACTCTTGAGTATGTACTTAATAAAAAAGGGTGATGTTATCTCTCAAAATAACAGAACTTATGCGGTCTATCTTAGAGATATAAAATCTCAGACAAAGTTATCAGAAACCAATGCGTTCAGAATCATTGTTGATGCCTTAAGGGCCATAAACACGAATCCTGCATGGACCCATATTCATGGTCGCATAAATGACAATGTTATCTACTACAAGATAGCCAAGCCTACTTTTAAGGTTAAGCCCAGATACGGTTGGAGTCTTAGAAGTGTACATAAAATTATTGAAGCTCGCCACCTTGCACCGGTTGGGGGGCCTCATATACAGAAAGACCGCGAATTTGTGTATTTGGGTAATATTGCTAACCGCGTAAACCTGGACACAATTGAACTTATGATCAATCACAATGAACCCATAGGGCAGGATATCCTATGGAAAGCAATTCTAGAATTAAACCAAATAGAAGACTTTAAAACAATTTAAGTATGGCAAGTTTTAATATTGATGAAGCAAAAGACTTGATGAGATATATCATTACCACAAACCGGGCTAATACAGAGCTTGGAATTCCTACACGTATCAGTGCTGAACTTATTGGTGACTCAGGGCTGGGTAAGACATCTGCAGTGATTCAGGTGGCTGAAGAGATGGAGATGGATTTTGTAAAGCTCAACATGTCTCAGATTGAAGAGGTTGGTGATTTGTGTGGATATCCAATCAAAATGTTCTGTATTACCCATGAAGGTAAAGAAAAGTGGGTAGCTCAGGAAAGTCTGCTTCCTTATTATAAGAGGGGCTGGATGCCCACAGACAAGCGCCCACAGATGTCCTATGCCATTCCTGACTGGATTGCTGGCCGTGGAGAAAGCGGGATCTTGCTTCTGGATGACTATTCCAGGGCAGACGTGAGGCTTCTGCAAGCAACTATGGAGCTGATTGACAGGGGACAGTATATCTCCTGGAAACTCCCCAAGGACTGGCATATTATCCTTACATCCAATCCGGATGATGGAGAATTCATTGTAAATACCATGGACAAGGCTCAGAGGGGCCGGTATCTGTCTGCCACAGTACACTATGACTCCAATGTCTGGGCACGTTGGGCAGAAGAAAACCATGTAGACTCTCGTTGTATTAACTTCATGCTGATGAATGATGATGTGGTAAGAAGTGAGGAAGACCCTTCAAAGGGATCTGATGCAAGAGCGTGGACCAGATTTTTCTATACCATTGGACATCTGAAAGATTTCAAGTCCAAAGAATCTCTACAAAGGATTGAACAGTTAGGAAGTATGGCTGTAGGAAGTGACCTGGCACTGTCTTTTGCTACATTTATCAATGGGGATATGGACAAGATTCCTGAAGCAAGGAAGATCATCTTCAGCTCTGATGTCAGGAAGACCCTTGCCGCACTGAAGCCTGTGGTATCTCCTGATGGGCAGTACAGGGCAGATATTGGTTCCGTCATAGGTACCAGGGTAGCAAACCACACTACCATGGTTCTGGAGAAAAAGAAGAAAATGAAAGAAGGTTTCACCCGTCAGGAGATGATTGAAAATCTTGGACTAATCATCTCCAGTGAAGTGCTGGGAGTTGATGTGAGCTTTAGTCTTGCTCAGACGCTTATGGCAAGACATTCTTCTATACTCAGCCCTATGATGGCAGATAAGAATGTCCGCAAATACTTGATGCAATGATTGAGCTTAGTAGTATAGTGGATATTAATTCTAATGGTGTTATATCTCTCCAAAGTCTAGTACACACTGTACGGAAAGAGTATGCAGAGGAGATAAAAAGTTTTGTCAAAATGAATAAGACTTCATCATTACCACCAGGATCAAGACTCTTTTTTCCAAAACATGTAACTTTCTCAAGAGGAAGGTTTCGGCATTTTGGAGAAAAAAATAAGGTCTCTATAACCCGTAAAAAAGAATTGGCTACTCATGTAGTGATTGACTCTTTTTGGTTATATGAGATGTTTAATAGATTTGGCAATAGCGAGGTACTAGAACTGAATAATGTAAAGCGCATTATGGACTATCAGTGGAACTCTGATCTTAAACGGAAATATTCTATTATAGACCGCCATACTATAGTTTCATCTGGTACCGTAACAAATGATACGAATTTTGAAGACTTGCTGGATATAGCAAAGAATTATTCAGACGTTAGAGTACTTACCTACAACCAGCTTAATAATTTGATTTCTGACCAAAAGATTGAAAGTTGGGATGAATATCTACGTATTGTTGGTCTGACGTATAGTGATGATGAGGGCATGAAAACAATGGGACTTAATTTTTTGTCAGCACTTAATCAGCATAAATATGGTTTTTTAATTTATGTGGCATTGGCTCATCACTTCTCTCCTAATGTAAGAGGATATGCTCCTGTAAGAAGGGCTCTAAGTAAGGTCATGTATTCTAATATTGGAAAACGGTTTATGGCTCAATTTAGAAAAAAGCATATGAACAGTTGGAGTATTAATAGTTGGGATAGTTATCTTATTACCAATCCTTACTTCAGTAGTGTAGAAAATGCCTTAATAAAGAACGGATTATGGGCAATAAGAGAACTTTACAAGGAGGATAAATTCTTTACAAAGGCACCGCAGATTCCGGTGTGGTTTAGTAGGGTTGTTCTTAAGCATAGTATTAATGACACACCTGTAGTTAATCACTTATTCAAAGTCCATACAAATTACGGCCTTCTCCCTACAAAAAAACTCAAGGTGTATACAGTGTTTCGGAAAATAACATTAACTCTATTGGGACCTTTTAAGAGTGAAAACATGGAGTTATTGTTTAATCAAAATACCTCAGATGCTGACAAGCATGAGATCAAATATATGTTTGTGCGATATATTAAAAACGTGCATCGTACATTTGGCATTAAGCTGTTTACTATTGCTAAGAACATTGCAAAGGAGTGGCCAAAAGAGGGCTTCAGTGAGGAAGCATTTGCAAGAGTGGCTTTTTCGCTTATTGATAATGATAAGTATTTGGTAAAAAATAGATAAATCTGCATCTTTGGTTTCATGAGTAAAAGGAACCGTACTGCTGGACATAATTGGGAGCGAATATGTATCAGGAAACTGAAACATATCTATCCTGATATTGTCACCAGCCGTAGTGAAAGTAGATCCAGAGATGATCAAAAGGTTGATCTTATCAATAAAAATGAGTTTAAAAATGGTCCACTTCCTGTGAATATACAGTGTAAGACTCAAGCAAGGACGGTGAATTATACTAAGCTTCTCAACCAAATGCCTGATGATGGGTATAATGTAATCTTACATCAGTTCACTAAAAAGAGTGAAAAAGGCAGATTCATTCCCAAAGGTGAATATGCTGTTATAGAAATGGATTTTTTTATGAAATTATTATTAAATTGGCAATTACACTTACAAGAATCTATAGAGAGATAAACATACCTACTCTATTGGTTCTACCAGTCTTTGCATATCAGATTAACAAGATACCCATTGAGCGTAAAAAACTTCCACCCATACCGTTATATATGCTTATGTGGGAATATGGATTTGTAAACTCATATCTTGAGCTTGATGAAACTATGATAGTTCCAAAACCTATAGCACTGATTGTAAAGTTCACAAAAGATGTTCTTGAAAACAAGAATCTCACAATCAGCGAGTATCATAGCCTGAATGACAGGTTAGTTTCCAGTAGTGTTGTAGATAGTGTATGGAGCACTGTAGATCATGTATTTTATAGAATGCCTATGGCAATTAATATTATAGAAGATGTGATTAAGATTATTGATAGTAAATATACTAGAGTAAGCTCTCTTTATAAAAAGATGGCAACCACACCAGTAAAAAAACTTCCGGATTGGCCAAATAATCCTGGTCATATGATTATGAAGTATAACATGCCTGCAGCAATATTAAAAAGACATAAAATTTTAAGGGAGGAGTTAGAGAAAGAATTTGGCGTCAGGGTATCGGATGTCACTGATTTATTCAGAAAGTTCAGCTTTGAGTTTGATATTTACTACCGATAACTTATCTTTATGGAAAAGAAGTTATGGTATCAGTACCCAACGCAATCATCCGCCATAAGGGTCTCCTTGTGGACAATACTACCAAGCTAGAAATCTTTCTTCCAGAACTTACGGAACAGCAAGATGCAGAACTGTTTCAACATGCCAAACTAAAAGATTCGGCAGTAATTATTATTGAGCCTGACATGTATGATGACATTATAAGTCTGATCAGACAGGCAGCCCAACTCAGACAAATTCCTCAGTCTCTTTCTGAAGAGGATGTTCTTGATTTAGCAGAACCAGAGCCTGTAGAAGGTGAATGGGCAAAAAATGAAGAAACTGAATTTAAAAGCAGATAATTTATTATATTCGGTCTATGAGTGTTTTAGTAGGTGCCATAAAGAGCTTTCTTAAGCAATTTGAGCCGAGTTCCAAAGGTTTGACCCAAGAGGGAAATATTACCTATGAGTCAGAAAGGTACACAATGTATAACAATAAGTACCGAATTCATATTATTGTAGAACAGAAACTTGAAGATCTTGATGAAGCTTTACGTAGAGCCCTGGATGATGAAGACTTTCATCGTGCAGATAAGATCTCAAAACTTATTGAAAAACGTGGATATGACACTGGAAGAGAAATGCCAGGAATTGGAAGAGATCCTGATGAAGGAATCTAATTTTTCCAAAAGAAAAAAATTATTAGAAGAACTCCAGGCGCTATATATGCTCCTGGGTAAACCAGAAAAAAAATGGATGACAAAAGTAGAATGATTTTTGGCCTTCAGACTGTTGCAAAACAGTACGAATCAGAAATTGCCACAGATCTTCATTCAATCAAAGAATTACTAAGGGATCCTGGAATCAGTCCTCCTGCTGAAGGAGAATCCGTATCGTATGGGGTCCATGAGAAATTTCATCATCTTGCCATTCACAGGGTTGCCCTGATAGAAATTAATAAGATGATTACAGAACTTTCAGAAGAATCTTCATAAGGTGGTTTAATTCATTGGGGCTCCATCTTGGGGCTCCTCTTTTATCCTTTCTTACCTATGAAAAATCTAAAAAGTATAGAAACTCAGGATATACGCAATAAGAGTATCCTAAAGTATTATTTATTTACAATAGAGTGTAGCCGTTGTGAAATGCTAGATGACTGGGAAACTCCTAATTATAAGGAGTTTGTTGAACAACTTGCTGAATCTGGATGGCTTATTGACACCGAATCTAATCAGTTTATTTGTGGAGAATGTGCCGAATCGCTTGGTGACCTGGGACACCAAACCCGGGATAAAAACCCTGAATGTAAGCCGGGAGGAAATTAATATAGATGTTATTACAGATAATAATGTTGAAACAGGAGGATCTGCTCAACTAATTGTCCATAATGATGAGATCAATACCTTTCAATGGGTTATCATGACTTTTATAGATCTTCTCAACCATTCTTCTGCTCAGGCAGAACAGTGTGCTCTAATCATCCACACAAAAGGTAAGTGCCAGGTAAAAAGCGGTCTCTATGAAGATATGCTTATCTTAAAAGAGGGTTTGATAGACCGTAAACTTAGTGCTACCGTGGAATTATAATCTTAGACATGCTAAATTTTTGGAATGAGAAAAGAACAATCTCATTAAATAAACCTATTGGAGTTACTTATAGAAAATTTATAATCATGGAGGAAACAATAATTCATATAGCATATACCGTGACTCTTACAAACGGATCGGTAGAAATCAGAAGAACTATAGCAGGTCCTGAAGGATTTACTACTTCAGAAGCAGCTGAGCATATTCTTCAAGATCTTCCTGGATGGCAGATAGTAAATGTAGATAAAAAATCAATAATATGCTAGTCTTGATGGGATCAATTAGAACGGTCAAACCCCACCTTAAGTTACTTCTCAAAGCAATACTTTCTACTCAAGCAGTATATAGGGCACGGACTGGACTAACACGTTGTCCTTACTGTGAAGCTGTTGAAATAGGAAGACCTTATGCTGATATAAAAGACTTATCTCACATGGCAGACTGTATATATGTTCAGGCAAGAGAAATAGATCACTTATTTCATCTGAACAAGTCAGAAGAACAAACAGTATAACAATAAATAATATTAAAGTTATGAAAAGAGTAGAAACACAACTAGAAGTCTATAGAGTCGGATTTTTAGTGATGATTTTGGTTTTTCTTATTTCCATTCTAGAATACAGCAAGGTTGTAACAGAATTGAACAACTGTGAAAAATCTCTTATTGAGTCTGTAGAGATTATTGAACACTAGTGTATGCTATTTATAAAGCAGGGGTAGATTATGATAAAACAAAATGATATGAAAGAAGTAACTAAGTACAGAAACAAAAAATATACGCAGCAGGACGCTAGAAAAATGGATGCCGAACTAGATATAGTACACAAGTTATTAGGAGAGGTATATAATGATGATAATTGGGCAAATAAGGTCAAGGATATGCTGGACAGGATTAGCCGATTAGATAATTATAAGCTAAGGAGGAAAACCAAATGATATGGAAAATAAAAAATATACGTTTAGTTCAGAATCGACAGTCGGTGAGTTAAAAAAAATCCTCAACGAATTACCAGATGATATACCTCCTGAAAGCAGGAGCAGAGCATGGATTTCGTTTATATTGGTACTACTTTGGGGGATGTTTGCTCTGATCCCCCTTTTTTACTCTAAGGTTTTAGGCGGTTGAGCTACATCGTTTAAAGATATCACATACTTTTTTCTCCCCAATAAAAATCTCTATCGGAGAGTTCCCCAAGAAAGCCATAGGAAAGGCTGAGGATGAACTTGAAGACCTGATCCATGAGAAACTACTTGCTAGCTCTACACTTGGTATTAATGCGCTAGAAACTTCAGATATAAGACTTGAAGGTATTGTAAATACAGAACTAGACTTCTGTGCACTAGAAGAGGCTGCAGGATCAGAGGAGGCTCCTGATGATACTCCAGGTATCCTACTGGATGTATCTGATGAAGACACTCCGGGAATTAGAGAACTGGGTACTGGACTACTACTTTGGGCCGGTGAACTACTTTCTGGATCGCTTGAAGGTACTGGAAAAGATGATGTTGGACCAGAAGATGACGCAGGTTCAGAGGATGATGGAAATTTAGAGGAACTTGGTTCTCCTGATGAAGACTCTGGACTACTTGAACCTTGTGAAGAGCTTACAGGATTACTTGAGGAAGGTGCAGGAGAAGAACTTTCTGGTGTAGAACTACTCTGAGGAGAAGAACTGCCCTGAGAAGAGCTTTCAGGCTCTGAAGATGACTCTGGAGTAGAGCTTGATTCAGGAGTACTGGAGCTCTCAGGAATTGAAGAACTCTCGGCATCTGAGGATCCTTGGGAAGATGATGCTTTTGCTGAAGAACTCTCTGGCGTTGAAGAGCTTTCTGGTGTGGATGAGCTTTCAGGAGAACTGCTACCCTGGGAGCTTGATGCCTCTGTAGAACTTGACTCAGGGGTACTACTACTTTCTGGAGTAGAAGATGATTGAGGAGAGGATGATCCCTGACTACTACTGGCTACAACAGATGATGATTCCGGTGTTGAAGACGATTCAGGAGTACTTGAAGATTCTGCATCACTACTACCCTGGCTTGAGCTAGCCTCAGTACTTGAAGACTGAGGAGTACTACTGCTCTCAGGAGTTGAAGAACTCTGTGGAGAACTTGAGCCTTGTGATGAAGAAGGTGCAGCACTGGAACTTTCTGGAGTACTGCTCGACTCAGGAGTACTTGAAGACTCTGGACTACTGCTCCCTTGGCTAGAGCTTGGTACAGCAGAAGAACTTTGAGGTGTCGATGATGACTCTGGTGTACTGGAACTCTGTGGACTACTACTCCCTTGAGAAGAAGATGGCTCAGCACTTGAACTTTCCGGAGTTGAGCTACTTTCAGGTGTTGAACTACTTTGAGGAGAAGAGGATCCTTGTGATGAACTCGGTTCTGCTGATGAAGACTGAGGATTAGAGGAACTTTCAGGTGTTGAACTACTTTGAGGAGAACTGCTTCCCTGAGAAGATGATGGTTCAGCTGAACTTGATTCTGGTATACTACTGGATTCAGACGTAGAACTGCTTTCCGGGGAAGAAGATCCCTGACTGCTACTTGGTTCTACTGATGAGGATTCTGGAGTGGATGAACTCTCTGGTGTTGATGATGATTGAGGAGAACTTGACCCTTGAGATGATGAAGGTACTGCAGAACTTGATTCAGGTGTGCTTGAAGATTCTGGAGTACTGGAACTTTGAGGTGAAGAAGATCCTTGTGAGCTTGAAGGAGCAGCGCTTGAACTTTCGGGAGTACTACTTGATTCTGGTGTAGAGCTACTCTCTGGAGATGAAGAACCTTGGGAAGAAGATGGAACTGCAGAAGAACTTTCAGGCGTTGAACTACTTTCCGGAGTGCTGGATGATTGAGGTGATGAGCTTCCCTGACTGGAGCTTGGTACAGTACTTGAGGATTGAGGATTAGATGAACTTTCAGGCGTACTTGATGATACCGGATCACTACTTCCTTGAGAAGAACTGGGTTCTGTACTCGAACTTTCAGGCGTTGAAGATGATTCAGGAGTAGAAGAACTTACAGGATCAGAACTACCTTGAGAAGAACTTACAGGGTTGGAAGAACTCTCTGGATTGCTTGAACTTGGTACTGGAGAAGAGGAATCAGGCTCGTTAGAAGAAGATTCTGGAGTACTTGATGATTGGGCATTAGACGAAGAGGGTGGTGCTGAAGAAGATGCTGCAGTAGTAGTACCAACACCCCAAAATTCATCAGGAGTATATTGATTGTTATAGTAGGTGGCAATCTTGTTGGCAGACCATTCGCTATTACTGGTAAAGTAAATAGACATGCTACCATCAAAAGGTATAGGACTAGAAGCGTCATCACGCGCTCCTAATCTCATTTCTACACCTGTTACTGTATTACTGCCAGTTATTCCGCTGGAGAGTGTAGAATCTGCCATACCTACCGCAGAACCATTTTTGTATATTGCTCCGGTAGCATAATTAGAAGGTACAGTTACAGCGTAACTATTCCAACCAGGTGTTGTTCCAACTCCAGTATTTGACTTGACTTCATAAAAGGTTCCGCCAGAAAATTTACCAAGATTTATAGTTCCGTCGGTTAAACATCTAAAAAACCAGGATTTTAAAGAATTACTTGAAGGATCCCATAATGAGCCACACCACCTTGCTGCATCAAGATTTTCAAAATTAGCCCACACCCCCATCGTAAAAGCTGAATCAGGGAGTTCCCAGTTTGCACTAATACTTATATAGTTTGTATCATCTGTTTCAAAGTCAATAGCAGGCATTTCTAGTGGTCCAGATACACTCTTAGATGTGGTTGATCCTTGATAAGTACCATGTCTGAAATTTCCTGCACTATTTTTTACAGCATCTGTTGTACCTGAAGGAACCTCATTCTGTAACCATACGTTTGAATAATCTGTCCATACGTTATATCTTCCGTAAGTATCTGTATCTGCATATGCAGTTGCTCCCGAATTACCAAAGTAGATATAATAGACTTCATGATTTGTAGCATCAGTAGTATCCTTGAAAAATAGTGCACCTGTTTTATTTCCATCATCTATATCTGCAAGATATATGGGGACTTCTGTTGTTCCATCAGAAGTAGTAACTCTGATGTCATCCCCATCTGCCTGTACAATGCTCCAAAATGAATTGTCCAGTTGGGACAGATTAAAGTAGTACGCATAGTTGCTAATTACTTCATCTACAAGATCAGGATTACTTACAATTGCTATACGGTGGCTCCAACTTGGGTCATACCAATCACCAGGATCAGCTGTACTAGATACTGGAGTCTGGGATGAAGAAGGTGCTGGAGAAGATGATGGTACTGGGCTACTACTTTGTGCTGTAGAGGAAGAAGCTGCTTCGTTTGAAGAAGATTCCGGATTAGAGCTACTGGGCTCAGGAGAACTGGAAGGTACTGGAGAAGAACTGTCTGGTTCATTACTACTACTCTCCGGGTTAGAGGAGCTTGGTGCCGGAGATGAAGAAGGTACTGGTGATGAAGAAGCTGCCTCATTGGAAGAACTTTCAGGAGTACTTGAACTTTCTGGATTACTTGAACTAGGTACTGGCGAAGATGAAGGAACTGGAGAAGATGATGCTGCCTCGTTGGAGGAACTTTCCGGATTACTTGAACTGGGTACCTGGCTACTTGAGGGTGCTGCTGAAGAGCTCTGTGGATTAGAAGAACTTGCAGCATTAGAAGATGAAGGAGCATCCGGTGTTAATAATTCCGCACAGTCAACAATCATGTTTGCAGGAGAACCCCCACCGCTGGTTACTCCATAAAATCTTAACTGTAAGTCTGAATAGTCGGTAATGTTTGATGCCTCTCCGGTAGTAAGATTATGTGAGGCTAATGAAGAGGTTCCACTAAGTACAGCAGTATTGACTGAAGCTATAAGTGTGCCCGGGGATGCCTCACTTACATACCCCTGACGTAGCTCCATGGTAGCATCAACATCTCTAGCTCCCGTTTTATACCAATAAACCGAAATGATGTGTCCCGTATCTACTCCAGGATCTGCACCTGAAGTAATATCATAGGTTATGGGATCATTAGAAGTCGGATTATTTGGAGACGATATACCACCATCTCCACCATCACCACCTGCAGTACCTTCATCAATTAAAGTAGGATCTGAAGGAGACCATGCCCCAGTGTTGTCAATTAGCGTTACGGGAACTAGTATCTGAGCCACAATTCAGTATTTAACAGGTAATTAAATACAGAACTGTGGATTCTTTTGGATTCAGATTAAGATATTCTTTTTTTGAAAGACTTATTATATCTGTAATACCGGCGGAATTCAAGTCCTCAAGATTAATATCAGCGTCTTCACATTCACAAGGTGCCAGGGGTGAGACCTTACAATCTTCCACATACACAAGAATTAGCCTTTCATCCGTGTTTATTTCACTGATGAACTCAAACTCTCGAGTACTAATGTCAACATTTATATCTGCCATGGTTAGTATTCTTGATAGTTTGTAGTCGGCTCTACAGTAAGTTTTATCCTGACATAGGTATCTACCACCCCTCCTCTATTGATCTGAAGATCTCCATAATAGACTCCCTGCTCCTGCTCAATAGAAACCGGGAGTACTTCTATTACTCCCGGATCCGTGATTTTAATATTTCCATTATTACTGGATAATATAAAAGCGATCTCTCCTGTTACATCTCCTTTTCTGAATCTTGTCTCTACCGTGGCTCCATCCAGAGGAATTGGTTCTCCATTATCCGTAATAGTATACTTAGCACCTCTCCAGGTGTTATTCCTGATGGTGCTGGTTTCATGTTGCACAATCATAATCTATAAATATACGGCTAATTTATGTATTGAATATGACTTTTCATCTTTTTAGCCAATTCTGCAAGCCTTACACAATCTCTTTTACAATGATAAACTACCCCATCCAAGCCTTTCTTTTCACCTGCAGCCGCCATCTGCCACATTGTCCAGTCATGTCCATCATCATAGGAATCCATCTCAAAGAAGTGCTTGAGGGTATCTAACCTCTTTGATCTCAATCTCATACGGTATCTTGCTATACTGTACATGTCTATATACTTCACAGGCGGCAGTAGTGGGAGCTGGTATTTGGTCAGCTTGGTATTGATAAACTTATCATCAAACCGTCGGCCATTATAGGAGATAATCATATCATAAGATGCATAAGTGTCTCTGATTTTTTCCACAAGCTCCTCATCAATCTTTTTCCAGTAGGCTTTATCCTTACCTATCCGATTCTTGTAATACTCTGTCTCATCAATTCTACATACATCAAATTTTTCTGCATTAAAATCATAGAAGACTGCACATAGGATGTACCCAAAGTCTGCATAGAAACCTGTGGTTTCAATATCGTAAACTCCAATCTTGAACAGCTCTTCTTTTTCAGGAATTACTTCCCGGATGAGCTCCATGTCACTACGTAATGCAGGGTCTGAAGTAATTGCAGCATCCAGTGCTCCTGACTTTTTCATTCTTTGAATTCGTGAGCGGATAGCCGCCTCGCTTAGAACACCTATCCCGTGTTCATGATTCAGTATTTCTGAAATTTGGGACGGAGAACGACCCTGGTTATAAAGCGTTGCTATAACCCTATTAATCTCTGCATTAGAGTCCATATGGCAAATTGATTTAGTTTAATCATTGTGCGATAGGAACTGTAGTTGTTCTAGAGACCACAATATACAAAAAAGTTGATAATCAAACTATTAGATAAAAAAAAAGAGAGGGTAACCTGGGAGGGCCCTCTCTTTACACAATCTACCCCGATATGAAAAGTTTCCTATTCGTCTTCCGCACCGGTGTCTCCGGTATCATCTCCTTCTCCTCCTGTATCCTGTGTTGCCGGAGCATTCTCAGCATAAGGATAAGGCTGTACAATTAACGTATCAATTTCTTTTTGGAGGGTAACTCCAAGAGATTCACTATAACGTGCAATCTGTTTCTGCAAATCCGAAACGGTAGTAACCAAAGAGTTATTGGCGTTATTGGATTGCGTAATAGCATTTGTGTTAATCAGATTTTGCTGATTTACAAGGTTTGCATTAATTTGGTGACCCAAAATAAAACCATCCATCAGTTTTCCCCATTCAACCGCTGCAATCATTTTCTGATTGAAAGGCCATGCCAGGTTCTGTGAACGGATTACTTCAGTTTCACTTACATCTTCGTCTGTACGGCTGCTTGTCACAAAGTTTTTAGCAAGTGTATCAATTGTGCTCTGTGTAGTAGCTCCTTGGTTAGTGAGCTGTGCCAAAGTAGATTGGATTGCTCCAAGAATATCTACAAGCTTGGCATCATTCAGTGAATTATCACTGACAACCTCAGTACTGCGTTTTTTGTCATTCATGAGTTTTAAACGGTTTTATTATAAAAAATGATCATTTACCCTAAAGATAGAAAATCTTTACATCATTTCAAAACCCTTTCTTCAAAGTATCTGGATATGAAACTGTCCCGACCCTTATATGAAGGAAAGTACCCTATTGTAGACAGAATCTGATTAATAAACGGAAAATTCTTTAGAGTATAATAAAAGAATGGTGTCTTGTCTCTACGGTTCTCAGGAAGGAGCCCAATACCCTCTGCACTCTCCATCATGAAGTTTCCAAGAGCCTTGTGAAGATCTGTAAATAATCTTAGCACTGGCAACGGGGAGCGTATAAGGGTATACACAGATTGAGGATCAAACCAAAATGTAAGCTCCAGGTTGGTTCTCACAATCATTCTATAGATATATCTTGTAAGAGCGTTCCTGTTATCATCCTCATCCCAGTCAGTGGCCGCCCTGATAAGCGCAATTGCACCAAGCGTCAGGAGCACATACCTGACCTCCGTTGCAGCAGCTTTTACCTGATTCCTCTTGAAATCCAGAAAAGCCTCAAATGTAAACTTCTTGAGATTTATTTCAGGGTTTTCTGCAATAATCCTGTCATAGGCAAATCTTGCTCTCTTTTCATCAATATTGTTGCTGTAAGGGGTCCACATGCCCATCCCTATGGTTTCTCCAAGAAGTTTACCAAATCTGGCCAGCGTGGGACCGGCATAGTATTTCCAGAAATAATATATCTTTCTCACCTCAACCATCTCCTCCTCCGCAATGAGCTGGGATGTTCCCTGACCTATAAGATCGTTCCAGGTTCCTTTGAGATATCCTTGAGTGTAGGTATCCAGAAGGGGATCATACCTTAAAGACTCAAACCTGGCTGCGGCCATAGGAGGAATCCAGTCCCTGAATTTTTTAAGCAGCTGTCCTACAATATGAGAGTCTGCTCTACTATAATCCCAAGGAGAAGTAGAACCCTTGATTTCTGCCTGAGCTTTTAAAACAATAGCTCTAAATCTGGCAAGTTCCTCTTTAGTTAGTCCCTCAACAGGAATTGTGTCTGGATCAAAATTCTCAATCAGGTTCTCATGCTGAAAAAGCTCCCATAGCGACTTGGCTTCTGGATCTTCAATCTTATGGAAGGGATCATGGGGATTTTTGACCTTACCATCTACGTCCAGGACCCAGGTTTTCATCATAGAAATTAGTACTGTTCTCCCTACAGCATCGTCACCAAAATAGGGATTATCAGGAGTTAAATATCCAGCATCTGCAAGCTGTTGTTTAACCTTACTTGCACCATACTGATTGATGGTGCCTCTATGGAGAATATAGGCAAACCTCCCTGAGGTAAGTCTATTTAATACGCCTGTCCGGCTCCTTACAGCACGATCACGCTGCATATTTTTTGAAGACGGTTCAAAGTACCACATAGCTGTCAAGACTTTATCAGAGACGGTTGCTATCTCATCTATAGATTCTTTCCAGTTCTGTCTTGTGTAATATCTCCCTCTTCTCCCCTGAATCCTGGAATTTACTAGCGCATTAGTCCAGTTGGCACTTGCTATAATAGGATTTAAAGCGATGGATGAAAGACTCAAAAGCTCGTGCAGTTTGTCTACCAGTTGTTTTGCACTATAAGGTTTACCTGCAATATAAACGACTCCATCTTTTCCCTGAGTCCTTCTTCCGTACATATGAGCATTGATAAAGGTGTCCAAAAGACCTTGCATTCCAAGATTGGCTCCCAGTCTTTTTTGAGCCTCAGAACTAAAAAGATTGTAAAGCCTTCTCCCGGTATTGTCAGTGGGAATCTGGGTATACTGATCTGTATCCATAATGCTTCTCAGCATAACAACCTCATCCTCAATATCACTCATTACTCGATACCTGGTCACGTTGTCCAGCATTATTTTTAAAGAAGCCGTCAGGTCCTGGGAAGTCTGATCAATACCTCGGGCTTTTCTTTTGGCATAGATTCTCCTGTCAAGTTCATTCTCAAACTCAGGAGTATTCTTATCATAACCCTCCTTAACCAGAGTATTTTTCATTTCTGCTATTTCGCGGTCACCTACACCTTCAAGAATATCATCAGTATGTAATATGGGAATTTGGTTTGTTGGATTACCGTCAGCATCAAGCGCCCCCTGAAGCATTCCAACTTCCCTTAACTGCATTGGCCCAAGGATATCCACGGTACCCATTTTCACATGGGAACCAAACTCCCCCCAGTTGGAGAGCTTTTCTACCATATCCGCCCTGATCTTGGGTATGAAATTTGGCTGTACAGAATCATAGCCTGCCATCTCCATCATGATCCTGTTGTACTTGAGGTACATCTCATAATATTTTTTGGCAGGCTTATTGGCCATAATATATTTGTAGTCTTCAGCTACCCATTTCTTCATGGCTGGATCTTCCCAACTCTTAGGCTTCAGGTAATAATTGTTGGCCCTGAACCATGCAGACTCGTTTATTGTAGGATTATACCGATCATACCAGCTTAGCTTCTCATTGATCTCTTTATCCGTAAGAGTACCCATTTCTTTTAATCTCTTCTTCTGAGCATCCAGATTTTCAGACCACTTTTCACTATTGAACTCCATGTGCTCTTTCATCCAGAGTACCTCAGCAGCTGTAGACTTGCCCGCACTCTTTTTGGTAGCTTGCTCATCTATGATCTCCTGCTTCTTGTCATAGAAGGTCGTTGTATATGGAGTAACCAACCCTATATGGGTTTTGGATCTCCTAATAAGAGGCTTATAAATTCCGGATCCCGCAGCATTATATCCCTGTTTTATGGCCCAGGCTTTATATTCCTTGTAAGCCTTATTGATTTCACTTTCATAGCTTAAGAGCAGAAGTCTTTGTTCTTCAGCTTTTTCCCTGAACATCTTGAAGATGGTCTGGGTAACCGGCTCATCAATTCTATTCAGGCCCTCAGTCATTTCCGATATCATACCTGGGCCCCTTCCCCCCTCAAGAATGCTTCTCTCCCCGGTAGGATCAAACTTCTGCTGCCCCCTATAAATAATCTCCTGCAGAATATCCGCATATGCCTCATCCAAAAGACTGTTGAACTCCTGTAGTTTGCTTTCTGCAGACATTTTTGAGGCTTTCTTCTCTTCAGTATCCTCTTCCATATCCTCTACAGTCTTCCGGAAGGCAACAGGAAAATCTTTGTACATCTCCATACGGGCCCTAACATTATTCAAACCGCCAGCTGTAAGACTTTTGACATCCTTTTTGATGGCCTTGGCAAAATCAATCAGACCTGTCAGCATGTTGTTGATCTCACCTTCAATAAGGATGTTAGAAAGATCGTTATTGATCTGATCAAGCCTGTAGCGGATAAAGTCCCTCTCTTTTCCCGTAGCTTTGGTTGCTGCGGCCCTGAGTGATACCCGTTCGTTGTAAAGCTTATGCAGAAAATGACTCAGATCTGTATCTTCCGGAACCATCTCATGACTTACTGCCAGCTGACGTAACCATCTCAGGCGCATACCCGGATGGTTCATTTGAAGAGTGGTTATATTCTCGCCCGTATACTGTACATTTATAGGTATGATTCTTGACTGCCTGACTTGGAGATGACTCAGACCTAGAAAGTTCTTAATCATATCTGTATACAGAGAAAGCTGCCTGTCGTAAAGCTGGAGTTTTCTGTCATCAAAGTCAGGTCTCTGGAACTCTCTCTTTTTACCAGTCTTGTGAAGATTTACGTTCTTGTAGTCATAAATGGCTATAGATCCATCTCCATGAACAACAAGAACGTCTGCCGTACCCGCTACATTGTTGCGCTCATCGGGTATGAACTGTTCAGTAAGGATTTTAGCATTGGCATCTCTCTCTTTGATACTCTGATAAAGGTGTCTTATACCCTTAAAAAGAACCCCAAGATGATCTTTACTTAAAGTAAAATAACTCTTGTCTTTACCTGCAAACTCTGGATGCTTACTTAGATGATTATAAACAGCATCTACATATTCCGTATGAACAAAATCAATCTTTTTCCCTGTTCTTTCAACCTCAATAAAAGTATCCATGAGGAGCTTTTCATAAAAGTGAAGTATGGTGCCCTTAGTGGTAAAGAGCTCTTTAAGCTCGGGCGTAAATTCCGTGACACCCCCAAAGATGTCCTTCCGTAAAGTATTCACATAGTCTGAAGGGCGGTAGCGGTATATCTTTCCTCTGAATTTATACCGGTCTTTCTCCATAGTATGCCCTTCCTCATTGATGGATTCAAACTTCTCAAGTATAGCGTCCTGGGCTTCAGGGATATAATCAATCTTATACCAGGTTTCATCATCAAATGTAAAGTCCAGTTCCTTATTGGATTTTACTCCCAACTCATCCAGATCCATGTTCAGCACATTCCTGGCGGATGACCTGAAGAGATTGATGGCATTCCTGTTCTTTGAAAAGAGTCTTTTAAAGAAATCCAACACCAGCTCATACCAGGTCTTTGAGGTGGCCTCATCAGCTACAGTATCTGTAAGATAAGTCACAAGGGCTTCTTCAGCCAGCTTGGCATCAGTATAGTTATCATACTGAGAATACTCAGTTTTTACGGCCTCATAGACAGGAAGCTTTGTAACCTCAGTAATCATAGCGTTGTACCTGGCAGAACCCCTCATCATAGAAACCATGACGTGCATGATCTCATGGGTCACATCCTTGGTATCGGCTTGACCATCAGCAAGTTTGATTATCTTATTGAGAATATCAGCCTGCCCAATTACGTCTTCCTGAAGCTCATCCGTCCACTCAGCCTGAATGTCCAGGGTACGCAAAAGCTGGGTATTAATGTTTCCAAGCTTCCAGTCCCGGAGAGAAACATCTTTGCTGCTTGCGTAGTAGGCCTCTTTAAACGGGTTGTAAAAGTTATCATTGACCGCAAGATAGTGTCTTCCATTAGGTGTGGTACCAACTCTTACACCTCTGATATTTTGTTCATTAAGGGCTTGTTTAATATCTTTCTCGGTAACCTCCGCAGGAAACAGCCCGTTCTCATCAGCCTGGAGCTGACTGGCAAGGGCCTTTAGTTTACCGGTCTGATCGTCACTGAATCTGATCTCATCCACTACAGGAACAAAAAACCCTCTGGCATCTTCAAACACTGCCTCACCATTTTCATCATATCTTCCCTGATAGTTCCCAATAAATTCCCCGGTGTAACTCTCAGACCATACTTCCAAGACCTGGTTTGGGGTAAGATCCTCATATTTGTTTTGAATCTCTCTGTAAAGATTTGAAGCCTTCATGTTGGGAGCTCTTACACTGGTAATTTCTCCCTTATTGTTATATGTGACTTGGCATCCCATTAGCTGCAGGGTAATAGTGCCTCACGGATTGTCCTGCGGGCATAGTTAATGAATTCCTGGGTCATACCTGTTTGTCGGTTTCCTGCAAAATTGATGACCTCAGGTTTATAGTCAGCGATAAAGTCCCTAAGTTCTTGGGTGTCTGGGTTTATAATCAACGGCCTGTTCATTTTTTCAGCCTCCTGTATGGTAAGTTTTGTACCAGGACTGTTCCGGTTCTGAGCAAAAATGACTGTTACGTCAGAATTCTCAATATTTCTTATTGTCCTTAGCCGATAAGCTTCTGCAGCATTTTTTGCGTAGGGCCCTTCAACCAGTCCATACTTCTCAAGATCAGACTTTCTGGGACCACGTTCAGTTCTCCACCCATAAGGAGCAGTACCTCCGGTTTCATATCCAAGACTATCTGCAATCTCAAGAGAATCCATGTCAATACCCCATTGTCCGCCGGCTATTACTTTTTTAATACTCACACGTTTTCCTGATTTAAGTTGTTCAAGTTTTTCTATTCTTCTTGGCCTGTTGCTCAGAGGGTGGATTTCCCGGTTATTTGTACCTGTCTCGGTATCCTTATCCGTGAAAATGCTTGGCGCCGTACTATTGTAATCTTTCAGCGAGGCGTATGTTTTGAAGTCTAAAGTTGGATAAGGTGGAGTCCTTGAATCTTTTTTCTTTTCTTTTCTCAGGTAGATCTCCTTACCGTTCACATAATACTTGCGTAAGCCCCCCATGGTTTTTACCATGAACGGATAGGCGTCATTCTCCTTCATTGAAGAGATAGTTCTCTTACTGGCAACCCATCTAAAGATACGATTATCCCTGTTATTGAGGGCAAACTGATCAAAGAACCAATACATGTTTTTGGTCTTGGTATCGCCCTCTCTAGGCATAAATGCTTTCAGAGCATTAATCATCCCTACATCCTGATCTCCAGCAAATATCTCATTGGGGACAATCCTGAGGAAGTTTGCGGGACTCTCTGTTGTACCTGCCTGAAGCATCAGAAACTTGAACAGATCTTTGGAATATTCCGGGAATTGCTCATGAAGCTCCCTCCAGGCATCTGTGTACATCTCAAGCTCCATTGGATTCACTTTTTTGCCAGAGAACCCTTTCAGGGTCATGTTGTCAATATAATGTCCCGGAATATGGGTCTTGTTTCTCAGATGAGGTACAAAATTATCTATAAGATAGTTAGATTTCTTCAATAGTTTCTTGAGTTCCTTAGTCCTTCTTGGTATAGTGTTGTTTATCTTTTTATGATCAAACTTCCCGGTTACCGGATTTGCCTCATATGTCTCAATAAGACTGCGCTCATCAAGAAATAACCTCCTATCTCCATAATAAGAATGATAAATTGCTGTTGCCAGCTCACTCCTGAACCTGTCAAGCACGCCAATCTGGTCATCAAAGGACATAAACTCCTTGCCTCTTATCATGGGGGCTATGAGGTTATCCTTGATCATCCTTACAATACTGTCATTATTCATGAAGGTATGGAAAGGTGTCAGGATCTTGATTGACTCCTGTACGGCTCTGCGGTGGGGAGCAAGAAAACCCCCATCCTTAAAGAGTCTGTTATAGTTTACAAACCTTACCTCTTCCGGGCCCCTGGTGATTAAATCTTCAGTCATTTCATTAAGGAGCATTGCAGACAATATGTTCTTACCACCATGCTTTGTATTATAAGTGGAAGCCTGTATGTACTTAAAGTAATCACTGGCCAGATCTTTAAGCTGAAGATATTTTACAAGGGCTGAATACTGTACAGCATGGTCCCACTCACCCGTATCCATGAACAGGGGGTTTCCTGCACTATCCGGCACAAAAGGAATAGTAGCCTGTCTCCAGAGCTTATTTGTATTTGCTATGTGTTTGGAATCATATGATACCTTGTAGTCCCTGCGATAGCTCTCTTTATACTTTCTGGTAAACTCTGCTGGCCCCATAACAGCAGTTGAGCCTTCTTTTCTCAGGGCATTAAAATAGGCGCTCTTTTCTACATCCAGACGACTACTGTAATGCTTTATCAAAGGCTGATTCATCAAGGCAATCAGATAGTCCGCAGGTACACCTAGGCTAAGCATCATGGCAAATATGGTTGCATTCTCTCCACTACCACCAATCTCATGAATAAATGGGTCATTGGGACTATCCGCATATGCAGAGACCAGCTCATTTATAAGATCAGATATATAGTATTTACTGCTACTGTCTTTTAGACCGGCAAAGCTTGGGTAGCTTGTATCCGTTTTGTCTGTATAGATGTTGTAAGGAATATCAAGATTTATGTTATCTATGTATACATTGGCTTGTGCAAAATTAATATGAGCTGTGGCCGCCAGAGCGCCGATACTAATGTTCTGCTTAGCGGTTTGAAGCTCATAACCCTTTTTTTGCATATATACTGGGTTGCCAACCTGATATAGGGCGTTTTCATATCTCTTTTTAGCAGCATAAAAGTCATCGCCAAGATATTCTTTCAGTCTCTTCTCACGTTCTTCAAGCAGCCTGTTACCTGTATCCTTGAGAACGGATACACCTTCATCAATAGTGACTGGTGCATTGAGTTCTCCAAACCTCTCAGGCTTCAGGAGGAGAGTGCGCTGCAGTTCTATCTTGAGATTGTCCAGGCGCTCATGACCGTTCTTCAGATCAATGGGCAACTCCTGCCACATGGATCTATATTTCTTATAAAGTTCTCTCAGCTGGGCATCCCTTTCTTCTTTGAGAGCTTTGATGTCTTCAACTCTTTGAGTAAAAGTTTCCCGGACCTCCTCCATTGCGATAACTGCACTCTCAATGTTGAGCTGGGATTCCTGGAGAAATTCTTTCCGGTCCCAGATAAAATCCCACACTCCTGAAAGCGCATTCTTTACGTCTTTGGGGAGTTTTGAGGTAAATCCCTCATCACCTATAGCTTTGAGCACAGTTTCATATTGTGTCTGTTTATCCGCAATCATGTCCACAAGGGCACCATAATATGCATCCTGGATCTCCAGGTATTCATCTGTTGCAAAGTTAGTAGTGAAGGATCTTTTTCTCTTTTCCCATAACTCTTCCTCATCAGTTAGATATTCTGCATACTTGACCTCACCGTCCACTATCTCATAGTTGGGAAGATTTACAAAGAGTTTGTCAAAGTCAAAGTCGGCGCCGGTCTTGGTTACAATCTCACTGGGAACAATCACAATATCATTAGCAGTAACAGGCAGAAAATCCTTTACAATGATGCTTTCCAGAGAGGACAGGGCCTGAGTGGGAATCCTGAACCCAAGTATCTTTGTCAATCTGGGATCAATATCTTTGATATTTACTTCTTTACCATACATCTCTTCAAACCAATGGGGCATATAGACCTCCATACTGATAATCTTTCCCTGATCATTGGTATAGGTTTTCAGATCTGAAGCCTGGTAACTGATTTTATCATCCTCCTCATTATAATAATAAGGGGCCCTCTTTAACTCCATAAGAGTAGAAGGCATCAACATCAGGTTTTTCCCCTTAACTTTCCTGTTGGTGGTACTTGAGCTGATAAGACTTCTCAATATGATTTCTACATCCTGGCTGTTGACCATGGCGTCTGTTCCGTACTGCAGCCAGCGGATAGATTCCAGCATGTTGGCTGAGGTGTTCCTCTGTTTGCTCAGTTTCCGGTACAACCAGTTTTTTGCCCGTTCAATCTTGTTGTTGTCCACCCTATAACCAACAACCTCGCCATTGTCTGTTACAGCCTGCAATCCAAGCTTTTCCTTGGCCAACATCAAGCCGTATTCTATATTGGCTCCTTCAATTTCTCTCAGCCTTGATACCATCCTGTGGATAGGAGACCTGGTTTTTTTCTGATACTCATCAAGGGAATTCCATTGATTTATTGCTTCCTGATAGTTTACTGTCCCTGCAGGAGGCATGACCTTTTCCTTAATTCCCCTGATATCTATTGTAGGGAGACCCAATATCCTGCGAATCTTGACAATATTGTAGAGAGCTTCATTGAGAAGTTCTGCACCCAACTGGTAGTCAGTCATATCAGGATCGCCAAGAATCTCTTTGTATGTATTGTTAGGATCCCCCTCAAAAGCCAGCTTGGCTTCATCAAGCAAACCCTTCTGAATATCATAGGCTTTTTTTACATCCTCAAAGGGTCTGTCAACGGTAATCCGCTCACCAAGGTCAAAAGTGCTGAGATAGATTTTCTCACTCTTATATGCAGGAAACCGGTCAATTTTTGCCGGAGCCACTGCCTGGTCAAAAGGTACTTTGGCCGGGATCTCCCGATATCCTGAGAGAAAGTCCACAGGTACACCCTGCTCATAAAGATCACTTTCTATATGGCGTTCTTTCTGAGTACCCTGAGATGATTCATTCTTGAAGTTTGGCGCATTGGCCACCTGTATCCCAATATACTGCCAGGGTAAAGCATCATTTATAAAAGGATTACTATTCAGGTTACCATATGGATCATATAAGTTTGACGGTGTACCATAACCCGGCTCAAGCGGTGTACCCGTCTTGGAACCGGTATGGAATATGGTAAGGCCGGTACCGTCATTCTTGGCTTTTTCAGCAAGCTGTTCCAGTGCCGTACCCTGGATAAGCTCCGGTATAAGCGGTGTAGCAGCAAACTTGAGCATGTTGATCATATTTGCAGACACATTGGGGCCAAAGGCCTGAGGCTTTGTAGGTGGCAATAAATAACCGGGCTGTTCTACCATTTTACGGGTAATGGTTTTCCCTTGAAGCTCAACAAAGGGATTGTCTTTTCCAATTGTTACCTTTTCTCCTTTCCAACCCCCTTGCATTTGCCATTGCCACGAGGCTTCTCTTTTATAGTCCCAGTCCCCTGAACGGATGTGGAGTATCCTGTAAGCCTCCATAGTCCAATATCCATGAGCATCAGACTCAACTATACTCTCATAAAGCTTGGCCTTCCTCTTTCCATATTCCTCACCAAATCTCTCAATCAGAGCCTCTTCAAGAGTATTATATACGTCTGCAGATGTGAACATCTCTACACCCTGCGGCTTGTATACGTAATCATTCTTGCCAACAGTTACACGGTCTTCTTTAGCCAGAGCCTCCCAGATCTTTTGGTTATCTTCAGCCTTTATGGATACACCCTCTCTTCCCAAATACTCACCAACCAGGACTATAGCCTTTCTGGGATTTTTGGCAGACTCAATTTTTATAGATTTCTTTTTAGAATTATAGAGCACTGTTCCAGCCTCTTTTCCCTTATAACCCATCATAAACACCCGGTCATGTTCACCCTTACCCAAGTACGGGCTTTCAGAGATGATTCCGTAATCCTTGCCTTGGCTTGGAAGCATAAACAAATAATCGTGTACCGGTTTAAGAAACCTTGAGCTTGCTACAATAGGGTCTTCAACATAGGCTACCCCTAAGTAAGGATCACCATCAGTTTTGAATTTCTTCTCCAGATACTCATTGCTTCTGGGATCAACCATGCTGAGAGTTTTGGGACCCACTGCTCCACTTAAACGCTTGACCATATCATCCAGATTCTTGTATTGGGCCGGATGACCTGTGAATATCTTAGTCTGCTCTATGGAACTTTTTAGATAGCTTATTGTAATGAAGCTGGCCAGTTCCTCTTCACTCATGTCACTCCACAAAGTGTTCTTGCCAAGAAAACCCAATTCCTGGACCCGGTACTTGCGTAGCGTAGGTATCACGTCAGAGTATATGATACCGTTGAAAGAATACTGAAGAGCCTTGATTACCTCACTATCGTTGATGAATATTCCCTGGCGGGTTGCAAGATCACCACTGCTTGTCAAAAAGTTCAGAATCCTGTTCTCCGCCATTTCCGTACCGGAAGTAACCATGGACATCACAATCCCGGAATAGTTCTTTATGTTCTCCGTATAGTTTTTCCAGTTCTCAGTCATTTGTGGCCTCTTGCTTATGGCATCATCAAGGAAGGCCAGCTCATCTTTCAGGTATTCCTGGAGCTTACTGATTACAGCCTCCGGCGTGGCAACCTCTGTAGGATATTCAAGGTAATCCGTAGATACGCTCATATCCTCAATTATATTGCCTTCTTCATCTGTAGCAGCTCCCACATCGGCTGAATTAGCCAGGGTGAATGTTCTTTCAATAGAGTTGTCTGCAGGCCGCAAGATGTGGTACACGCCCCGCGTAAGATCAAGGATCTCCTTTATAAACCTGTCAGGTTCCCGGAGCTTTTTGAACTCAGTATTATTGTTGTTACTATTGATACCTTCTTCAATCCCGGTAACAATTCTGTTACCTCCCGCAATATGATCAAGAATCTTTGAAGTTCTGTAATATGGATGCCTGTAGTGAGGAAACTTCTCATAAATCTTTTCTCTCCCCTGCTCAAGCGTATAACCAGTATCCTCGTTGTTTACCCTTCTGATTTCATCAGCTACAGTATTAAGGCCGGCTACGGTGTAATAGTAGTAGCTATACTCAAGAATATCATATACGCTGTTCCCTTCGGGATTATAATGAGATCCTTCACTATATTCAGGACTTCTTATAAACTCAATATTAACCATGGAATTTACGTCTCCCTGGCCTCTCAGATCTGTATAGGGATTATACTTTTTGCTTTTATAGAGATTGTTTGCAATGTGACTCATTTTTTTAGTCACAATATTTTTAAGAGAATCCGGAAGCATATAGACATCCCCCTCTTTCATCTTTATACTCGGGATCTCCATACCTATAGCCTCTGCGGTCTTAATCGCATCCTCAAAGGAAAAACCTTCATTGTTGGCTATAGTACTCCTTACATCTTTTGGGAGCTTGGGCTGATAGTTACCTTCCCAGGCATTTCTGATCTGTCTTTTAAGATTAGCATCATTGGTACGGGCCCGGTAGATCTTAGATCCCTGAGCAACATCTATGTTGTAGTTTTCATAATACTTGGCAAAGGTCTGGAAAAAAGCAGCCCTTCTCATGTACTGGGCCGCATCAAGCTCATCAATAGGCTTTTTCAGGGCAACCCCGTCAAGAGCAAAATCCTTGAAAGCCTCATTCAATCCGGGATGGTGGACTATGATTTCCTGAAACTTCACAATCTGATCCTCAATATCGGTAGTATTTGCCAGCGTTTTTGCTACAATTCCAAAAGCATTTGGCAGACCTTTTCTAAATCCATTAGAAGTAGTCTCACTTCTTCCGGTTGCTTTACCGCGATCTATCACCCCGCTAAGCCAGAACCTGACAGAGTTTGGTGCACTCATGAAAAGACTTTTCCTGGTTGTTTCTTCAGCCCACTTATTGTCGGGGTCAGTGAGAGTCTCCAGCTCATCTATAGTCTCTTCCTCAACATCAATTTTGAGGGTCCGCATATATTCACTATGAAGCCTTACCCAGGATTTATTTGTCTCTGAACTATAAAAGCTTTCCAGGTCTTTCTCAAAGCTTTCCGCATAGTTCATCATCTCCGCAATATGATTGTTGACAACCTTTACGGTTCTTTCCGGAATGTCCCTCTTCTTCACTCTTCTTTCAAGAGCTTTTGCCATCTGGTCCGCCTTGGAGTAATACTCAGCAATGTCCTGACCTATCTTATCATAAACCCTGTCATATATCTGTTTGAACTGTCTTGGAGTAAGACCATCTGTAGTAATCACGTTACGTAATCCGGACTCACGTACAGCATCCAGAAAATGCAGATGTAGATGGGTTACAGCTTCTTTGGTGTACTGTACCGTCCTGTCAGGGAGTCTCATTGAAATGTCCCTGTTGAGGGGTTCTGTAAGCTCATGAAGCCGGGAATAGTCTGGAGTCATGTGAGCATAATATCCATTACTGATGCGCTCAAAAGTTCTTTTGATTCTTGTATCCAGACCAAAATATGTCCTGATAAAATCAAGGAGTCTGGTGAACCAGTTACGGATTGGCTTGGCTTCAGGAAGCTGGCCAGTCAGCACGTACATCCTAAATAGTTCAGCCAGACCCTCTTCAGCTTGCCGGTCAGTCATGTTCTTGTTCCCATACCTCTTTCTGTACTCATTGTACATTCTTCTGGCCTCGGGCTCTGTCATGAATAGATATGAAGTAGCGTGATAGGCCTCATGGTATAGGGTCCCCTCTTCAGCGGCACTATCAAGGAGAACCCTGCCAAACTCGGTAAACCTCCCCATGGCACCCTGCTTCATCAAGTCATGAACAACCTCAATATCAACCTCAGGGAATCTTATCTTAAACCAGGCAACAGTCTGCTCTATGTTCTCCGGTATATAGTTAGAAGATGATAGCAACTCTACACTGCGGGATAACCCCGGAGGGACTCCCTCTTTACCAAGAAAATCACTAAGCAGATCATCATCAGTTTTGGGTGAGGTTTTGCTGTCCTGATTAGACCCGGCAACCTCTGTCCGCCACTGTTCAAAATAAATTAACGTATTCCTTTCTGTATCCTCCTCACTGCCTTTGGGTATTTGTTTGTAATACCAGTCATAAAATTCTGGAGGAATTTTTCCAGAAGTTTCTACCGGCTGCTCCACCGGAGCTTTCTTTACAGAAGGTTTTCCAAGCTTCTCCCATTCAGCGTGATAGAGCAGCACATTCAGCTCAGTGTACTCTTCATTATTTTCTTTAAGCTTCTGATTAAACCACTCTAAAAACTCAGGGGGCCACTCATGTTTTTCCCCCTGGTTCCTGAAAACAGAACCACTATCTACCGGATTTCCCCCCTTACCCTTGTTACTCTTTTTGTTTGTAACCTGCTTACCAACATCTACGGTCTTATTGACAGCATTTGTTGCCTTCTCTTTTATCTTCTTCCATTTTCCTTTTTGACGTGAACCTTCTTTAGAAGTAGTGGGTTCCACCTTGGGAATTTTTTCACTTGGAGGCTCAGGCTTACCCGTACTGTAATCACTATATTCAAACATCAGGTTTGCGTTCCACACCTGCGGAAGCTCCACACTGGGATCATAGGCCGGGGCATTGGTAGTCAGAATATCCCGGTTGGGATCAAGCAACCAGTCGCTATACTTTTGCCTTGTGTTTACATAATCAAATGCGCCTCTGTCAGGATAGTAGGTTATATAGTTGTAGTTTTTAGTGGCTTTTGATGCCAGGAACTCCGAATTGATATTATACTTCTGGGCACGGATCCAGTCCTTGACCTGTTCTTCAGTAAGAGTGTCTATGTCATACGTGTTCTCCCCATCCTTATTCCCGTCCAAGGCTTCAAGATAGAGATGCATCTTCTTGTTGATTCTTTTGGCATAGGCTACTCCACCCCTGTTAGTCCCATCAGCCTCTCTCCAGTGAATATAGTGTTTAAGAGCCTCTTCATATGTTCTGTTGAGTTTGCCCCCAATCTTGCTGTCATACCCTTTTGGGGCCCTAGCTCCCTGCATGAGAAGCTGGTAGACGGTTTCTATCTCATTATCCCTGTTTATAGCTCTTTTGTCTGCCTGGAACACTTTACCAGAGGCCTCATCTATCATGTAGGTAAAGCCCTGGTTGAAGAGTATCTGCCTCCCCTGAAGGTTTACATGGAAAGGTAGACCTACAATAATGCGTGCCTGTTTGCGGTTTTTGGCGGCACTCCCTATCGGTATGACGGTACCTGAGTCAATAGTAACCCCAAATGATTTTGAGATAACCGGTATAAACACATCCACCGGCTTTCCCCCAATACCCCTTAATTTTTTTGTAATCTCATCATGATAATACTCATACCTTTGGGTTTCTCCTTTTATTTGATCCAGCTGGTTTTTATCATGCATTACCCTCTTACGGGCCTTGTCCCCATCAGGCTCCATCATTGAAGAAAACAACCCAAGAGACGGTACTTGTTCTTTTTTTATGGTATTTAGCTCGGGATCTACATACTGCCCCTTCTCATTCACAACAACAGCATAAAGACTATCTCTGAGGACCTGTCTTAAGGGGGCGTCAAGATCAAACTCCGCACGCTGTACTTGCTGTTTTATCCATTCAGAAGCGCCGCTGGTGGGGTCAGGTGTGAAGGCAGACAAATCACTATCATACCCAAATACTTCTTTGTTGAACTGGTCAATGGACTCAACCTCATTTAGAGACCCTAAATAAGGATGCTCATCTACTGGTTCATTCTTTTTGTCAATAGCGTGATCCCAATCCAGAGTTCTATCCAGAAAATCTACATATCTCTTTAGCCGGCCACTCCCATAATTATTGTTGATCTCATCAAGAGTGCCTTTCACAAACCACCCGTCCTTACCCATTCCAAAAAAAGGATACCATTTGCCGGTCTGTTTACCACTGGTGCCTTTGCTGCTCCTATAAAAGGGTATAGGCTTGCCGTCAACATCAATAACAATAGGGTATCTGCCATTGACATGCATTGTGGTCTTTTTCCTGATGATCCCAAAATGTTCAAGCTGTTCTACCCTCCGGTCATAATCAAGATTCTTTACAAGATTATGTATGGTGTCCAAATTTATGATATCTGCCGGTTTCTTTTTAGCACCTTCAGTCATCCGTTCGCGCTCATTCTGGGGCACAAACATGTCCAGGTGGTCTCTTATGATCTCACCATTATTATCCACTACTGAAAAAAGCTTCAGGTAAAGCTTTTGCCCATAGATCTTGTTTGAATCTACAAACTTGAAGAACCTCTTTTGTGCAGGATTTTCCGTAAGCTGTTCAACATGCTTTTTGGTTACCGGATCAACTTTCCTGTGGGAACCATATAGTGTTCTGAAAACATGGACTGCATATTTGGCCCACCCGGATTCCTTGTCAAAAGTAGTCTTACCGTTTATAGGATTGTCCACAGTAGGCATCAGAACGTCTGACTCACCTTCTGCGCGTGAGGTCTTGTTCATGTTCTTGAACAAAAGAGGATGATCATCTATAGCCGCAATTTCCTCTTCAGTATCTGATAATCTGGCCTCCTGTTCTGCAAGCCTGTTCTGAAGATCTTTCAGTTTATCATCACTCTCTCCAGGATTTTCAGTAAGCTTCTTCTGCTCAATCTCAATCTCCCGCTCAAGTTTTGCTATTTCTGAAATAGCGGTCTCTCTCTCACCAGACAGGCGTTTTAGTTCCGCACCCTTGAATACCTGGTCCATGAGTATCTCATGCTGTGTGGTATCAAGCGTATCCATACTGTTGTTCCACAGATAGTCAAGCAGCTGGGCCTGAGAAAAACCCTCGCCATCATTATCCACCATATTTGTTTCACGGATATTATTGATAGCATCCTTATGCTTCTCATACATTTCCTGCTCAACCTTGCTTAGTTTTTGCTTGGTTGCAACTTTTCGGGCAATATTCACTCTTCTTTCCGGAGAAATACTCCCATCACCACGGAACATATCAGCCTCATCATGAGAAACAGGCTTATCCTCAACAGTCAGCTGGTCTGTACGCTCAAGTATAAACCTGTCCGGATCCCGGGCAGCTTTCACCTCAAACTGGTTAAACTCGTTCCCAACCTTTACCCCCGGACCAATATAACCCCCAGCAGCAGAAAGCCAACCTTCTCTTTCTTTTCCTACAAGCTCATTCTGATTTCTCAAATATTGCCTGATACCTTTCTCTGTAGAAAGATCTTTAAGAAGATCTATCTTTTCTTCTTTGTCTAGTCTAAGATCCTCTTGCCTAAGAACAAGCTCCTGCAATTTCTCATCCTGAGTGGTTTTTAGCTTGTCCTCTATGTTGGAGACGTCCACACCTTCATCTTCCAGGCGTTTCAGTTCCTGTTCATACTCTTTTATCTTTTGCTGTTGCCAGTTACGTGTCTCTGTAGAAACTCCCTCAATGGTTCCAGCTGCCGTTGCAAGATCACTTATATTTTCATTGACAGCATCCATTATGGTTTTGCGGCGATAAAGCTCCTCATACCTCCTGTCAAATCCGGGAGCATCCTCTATAATTTTTTCAAACTGCTCATTATAATGCTGCTGAAGCCTCTCATCCATCTTCAGCATAAATCGGTTCCCCACCTTAACAGCTCTCAGGAAAGAAGCGGGATCCTTAATGTTCTCAAACTTCTCCCCACGGGTGTAGTCAGGCCTTACTTGTTCTTCATTGTAGATTTCCTCAAACTCGGGAATTATCTCCAAAGCTTCCTTGGCTCTTGAAACAGGACCCTCATGCTCAGGATTATCTTCATATTCCTCAATATAAGCATTGAGGATAGTTTCCATATCCCCCATTCTGCCTTGACCGGCAAAATGGATAGCATTACCCATGAATCTTTTACCATCTAGGTACTGGTTTTCTCCTTCAGACAACATCTCGTGGGTTTGAGATCTTAGTCTTTCCTCATACTCCTGGCTGTATTTTGGGGGAGACTTGACAGCTCTACTAAGTGTATTTACCACAACAGGAGCCACTGCTCCACCAAGCGCACCAAGAATCACACTCGTCCAGAGTTCAGAATCCTTTAAATAGTTATCAACCCTGTTCAAAAAGTTCTTACCAAAAAATCCAAGAGGGCCGGGACCCTCACCTTTATAAGTAGCATACTCTGCCTCCTTCTGGGCAAGGGTTTGGAAACCCTCTTCCCCGCCTTCTGTAACCATCTGAAAGGCAACGTCTCCGGCTCTTCTCCATTTTGAGGGCTTATCGGCAGCCCTTGAAAAAAGTTTCTTTAAACCGGAAGCGCCTGGTCTCAGCAAATGACCAAACTGGAGTACATCCACAAAGAACAATGCGGCGTTATCCCTGTAGTTCTTTGCCGCTGCTGCAGCTGCCTCCTCATGACTATGCCCTTGCCTTATAAGATCATCGTAGAGCCCATAACTCTCCATCATACCCTCTGAGTGCCGGGATACCGTTGCTCCGGCAATACCACCTATGAGTCTTTGCATATTTGCACCGGCACCCATAGTTTTTGCAGCCAAGCCTCCAATTCTCCCCACAAAACCCGCAGGAATAAGCAACCCGATAAAACTACCAAGACTGCCAATATTCTGAGCCAGCCACCTACCATTTCCTATATTTCCGCTACGGGGAGTATCATAAATCTTTAATCCATCTTCTCTTACCCAGTTTTTTATATCCCGGCTGGCTCCATGGACGAACTCCCCTATCTGATCTATCATAGTATCATCAAGAAATTCAATACCTTGATCTACCAGATCCCTGAAAAATCCTTCTCCAATCAGATCTCCCAAGACCGTACCTGGCTTGACCCAAGGTTCCATCCAGGAAGTTATGTCGGCCGTATAACCTATAGCCTCAGTAAGACCAAAAACAGCCTCTGAGCCTATCTGCCCAAAAGCATTTACAAGCAGTTCAAGATCCCCCTGGTTTCTTGCAGGAAAATATTCAGGGTGGTGTTTACCAGGAATATACCCCTTGTAATGCCTGCTTAGGCGCTGGTTCCCAAAAGTGGGCATAGGGCTGGGTATCCTCTTTTCCGGTTTGACAAGAGTGGGCCCAAAGATTCCCTGTTCTATGACTGGAGGTTTGCTCATTTCATTTTAGCAATGTTATACCTGATATCAAAATGATAACCGGGCTGAATCTCGTTTGTAGCGGGATCCATGTTATTATGAAGAGCCACCATAAGGCTTGTTCCGGGAATACCATACCATTTCACTTCCCCATCCGGAGATCTCCTGAATTCAGGTATAATGTCTTCAAAATATCTTTGTAGGTCCGGAGTATGTCTCAGGTCTATGGCTCTTCCTTTAGAGTGAGCACTGTCTGCGTCGTTAGGTCTTAGCCCGCTGGTAACGGTGTATTGGATGTTCTTACCATTTGCCTTGTTATAGGCGTCAAGCTGATAATCAAACTTTCTGAATCCCTTGTCCGGATCCATAAAGACATCATTGAACTTCATGATTATCTTTGTATTAGCCAAACCCTTCATGGCATTTAGCTCACCATATGGTCCTTCCAGATTTTTAGTATCCGGTGTCAATGTCTGCAAGGCCTGTGTCCTGTCAATAAGAGCCTGGTGCAATTTATAGGATCCCTGAATGCCGCCTTCAAACTGCATGGGTTCTCCACCGTTGATGGATAGGCTATATACCCCTTCAGGTATATCTGGCCTGATCTCATAATGAAGCATGAACGTATCATCCGAATCCAGATTAGGAACAATATTCCTGGCCACCTGGGCCAACACTTTTGGAGCCCCCGCAAAATCAGATACACTGACTGAGCCCTCAACTCCACCCCTCTCATAAACAAACCCGATATCCCCTTCTTTACTGTAAGAGTGTGGACCTTTCCCGTAGGTATCCTCTCCCAGTAATTCAACAGACTTCACATTCTCAGATATATCCCTTATGAGAGCCTCATGCGCTTGTGGTGTAAAAGTGGGTACGACGTTTCCTTCACTGTCAGTTGTCATCCATTTTCTTGCAGGATTCATAATACCTCTCGCTATCATATCTGCATGATCCTCATCATTGGCAAACGGTACTTGTCTTCCACCACCAGAAGCAGCACGCAAGTATATCTGATTCATTGCTCGCTTTTCAGGATGTTCAGCAGCGTATGCGGCATCTCTTGGGATTATGAAAGTACGGTCCCCACTTTCCCTTCTACCAGCACCTGTATCAACCATTCTTACGACCAAGGGGTCAATCCCCCATCTCCACGGATCAGCAACTCCACCTTTTTTAGAATTCATTGCCAGTAAGGGTAACGGGTTCTTTTTCTCCATGTAACCTTCAATTACAATCCGGACATCACCAGCCCCGTCTTCATTACCACCATAATCCTTTCTCAACTCTTCAAGACTATACATCTTACCAAGTTTTCTGGTGGGAGTAATTTCCATAATTACCGGATCATTCTTACCTCCCATAATGAACAAATCATTGAGGTTTGAACTCTTTTCTTTAATATTGAGAGCCTTGGCTATTCTTTCTTTATCTTCCTCTGAAAATGCCCGAACAGTAGGAACAAACTTCACTACTTCTTTTTTCATATTTTCCAGACCCATGACAGCTTTAACACCTCGGGGTGTAAGAGTCCTGTCCTCGTTTCTATAATTAGAGGGGTCATAATCTGTGACATCTATCCCATCATGCAACAGGGCTGCTGTTTTTAATAGCTGATCCTGTTTTGGATCATCGGTTAACGGTCTGGACATAACTATTTCTTCAGTCAACGGTTGTGTTTTCGTATTGGTGGGAACAAGTCCTCCTGGACCAGCCCCGGCCTTATAGTCAAAGTACCCCCTACTCTCTGCAGAAAGACCAAAATCCCAATCCCAATCAAAATCCGTATCTTGCAGGGCATCATATGAGATATCAAGACTACCCACATTACCTGCCTCATTAAATCCTAAACTTGCCCGACTTGTAGAAGCTTCCTGATTGGCCTTGATCTGAGCCTCCAAATAGTCATAACTGGTATCGAGATATTTATAATCCTCTACATATTTTGAGTTAACAAGGTTCCTTGCTGAAAAGTCAACCCAGGCATCATAGTCCATTCCTTCAAAAGGAAGATGACCTTTTTCTACCCTTGCAGCATATTCCTTACGGAAAGACCCATTAGGATCCATCTTCAAATATTCAATCAGATGTTCCCGGGCATCCTGGCTTTTCTGAAATTGCGTAATCACTCCCGAGCTGTCCATAGATATCTCAGGGAATCCATACCTATCCTTTGTTTCTTTAATGAAACTATCAATGACCGGACCATATCCTTCATGGAGAAGATCTACTTCTTCATTAACGCTTTCGCTGCTTTTGGCCATATTGTGATTAAACAGGTAGGTATTGAAGAACAGATTCCCTTCTCCATTCTTCTCCCAATAGGTTTTGGATTGATTTACCATTTGGGCTATCTGTATGTTTGCAGGAATGACTTCCTGCATAGCGTTGTTGAGTTCACCAAAGGCGGCAGTTATAGCGCCCTTGTCTCTCTCACCCATCGCTTTGCCGAGATTCTGTCTACTGTTAAAGAACTTCTGGGTAAAATCAGTAATCGCTTTTACCTGGGGACCGGTCTTTGCGGTAGAAATGGCGCCCATTATCCCCTGCTCACCAAAGATTGATTTAATACCTGAGTCCATCTGGAGCATAGCACCGATCACCGCCAGATTCTCCTGGTTCTCCAGCTGTCTGGTTTTAAAGTCAAACTCTTTGGCCCAGGTGGCTTTCGCCCACTCAAATTTGTCACGGGCAAGATCCATCCCCCTTTCCTGAGCCTCTCTTTGGACTTCAAAGGCATACTTCTGCCAATGATGCTGGGTTCTACGCTGAGCCAGCTGTGAGAATTGCACTGCAGCATTCACCCCACTGTCTATAGGTTGGGACGCCGCTTGAAAGATCATGGGACTTGTCTGTCCAAGATTGGCCATGGGAGCCTGAATCGGAAGGGCCCCACCCTGTTGCATTACATGTAGTGGTATCTTCTTCTTCATTATTATATAGGTTCGTATCCTCCTTTTCCTTGTGATCCTCCTCTTGGGTTCCACCACCATCCAGGATAGGAACCAGTATTGACTTCAAAATTAGGAGGTACATTATTTCCACCCCAACTAGAACTATTTGGATCAAAATCAATATTCCCAGCTTGAGAATTCTGCGAACTTACACCTTTAATTCCGGAATAAATATTTCCAATACCCTGAAAAGCCCTACTCGCAGTATCAGCATAAGTTTGACTGATGTTATTGAGCGCACTGGTTGTCTGGTTACGTGCCGCCATTTTAGAGGCAAGAGCACTACCCCCAATAGTATCCATATTCTGGAGATAACCCTGACCAACGGTACCCATACCCTGGAACAGACCTTGAGAAAGCTGATTACTCA